CGTACTGTTAGTGGCACTACTGAGCTGAACTAATCCCTTTTGCGTTGTGCTTGCATCCTGCGCCGTATACTTGCTTTTCGCCAGATCGTAGGCTTTTTTAACTGCCAGCGAACTCGCAGCAACATCACTTCTGGTACTGGTTACAGAGTCTGAAATATCAATGCCGATCGTGCGGTTGATACGCTCGGATGTATCAATCATCTCTTGAGTAATGGTAGATACGCCAGCAGGGATATTCACCGTACAAACCAGCAGTTCCCCATCACCTAACTGATATGAATCGGTATAGGTTCTGGCAACAAATTCAGCTGCATGAATATGTGACGCGGTATTCACCTGATAGGTATCTTCTCCAAGAAGGTATCTTCCCTTCAGCACAATTGCATATTTCTTGCCTGCGTTAAGTGCAAGAGAGATATCCTTACGATGCTGAATAGTTACCTGGTAGAATTCACCAATATCCACTGACGCCGCGCCAGCGGTTTTATCTCCATCCACTGAGGTGATTAACAGGTTCATTCCACCGCCAGGCTTAGGCAAGAAACCAGCATAAAATCCTGGGTCAACAATTCCCCTGAATTTTCGGTTTAGAGCGGCTGACAGATATGGTTCGTGGTATTGCACATCAGCCACCAGAGCCAACGACTCGGGTGATGGGTAAGTAACCGATGTAACAACTGTAACGTCATTCATCAAGCATATCCTTATGCTGTAGTCGAGTTTATGGCCATAACTGCGGTATATGTTTTGCCCACATACAGCGAGTCTTCTTGGACACAAATAATGGCGATTGGCTTATTCTCGTTATCCAGAACAACCAGAGTGTTGAATGGGTAGTTTTTCCCTTCCTGCAACTGACTTTGATCAAGGTCCATTCGGACAGTAATTATCCCGCCTGAGTAGGTTGGAACGAGGTTGATGGTGCAAAATTGACTGGTCAGTTCTGCCAGATCGAAAGCCTTTGGCAGTTCTCCAATCTCATAAGTGCCATCTCCTTTCTTAGTAACCAGTGAACTGGTACCGAAAACGGCCTTGCTGATTAAAAATCGAGAGCCTTTGTTAATGGACGATTCAGCGCGCCGCTGATAGTAATAGTCCAACAACTGACTCTTATAGAGGTTTGTTGAGACGTCAGACATGATTTTCCCTAATCAATGTTGTGAAGCCTCATTGTAAGATAAGTAACTTGTCACCCCGCCCTGCGGACGGGGTGATTGTCACGCATCGCTATCCAACAGCAAATCATCTGCGCGGGTGCGATCAAACGTAGGCGTTGCTTTCACAATAGTGCCGCCCGGCGTTGCAGTGATCGGGGCGTTAATCGACGTAACTTCAGTAAGCGAAGTTGTATCCGAAGTTTCAAACCAGCAGAATGCTTTTTCGGTATCAGAAATCTCATTCAAAGTGATCATGTCGGCCTGTTCATTTACAACAACCGACAAATAGAGCGTAAGCCCATCAAACACTATATGCAGTGGCAGTAGAGGCTTTACGAACTGATTAAACTTTCTGAGAATTTCTTCTGTAATTGCGGACTGATCTATCGTTCCAGTAATACCCATTGTCCGGGCCAGGTCGTTTATGGGAATACTGATCATTCCTCTGGAAGTCAGAAACATCTCACCGAATGTGCCGCCGGTGGTTTCCAGTGTGCTTTCTGGAATCAGGACCGTGCCATAGGGATGACGTTCAAAGTCCACCGGAGCATATATGGGATCCCATAAACCGATATACCGTTAAATTCGCGATAAATTGTCTGGTTTATAGGGCGTTCAGTACCCTTAAAATGGATCTCATCAAACCGCTGTTGTAACAACATCGGAACGGAAGATGAATTCGACGTTCTGATAGTAAAAAACTGGCCAAGTTCATTTGTCCTGGTCTCCAGATCCTCCTTGCTCATGGAGAAAATAGACTTCCGGTTGGTAATTCGCTCCAACCATGGGTCAACAAAGGTGTCCATCATTGACTGAACCAAATCAGCCAATGATTTATAGAGCAATGACTTTTGCTTAGCTGATGTAAGCCGGTTATTAAACCAGGAACGTTGCATCACTCCTCCTCATACGAAATATTGAAGGTGGAGTTTCCTGTATCCAGATAAACGAAATCGTAAAAGCCGTTGGACTCATTCCACTCGACAAACTCCAGATAAAAGTCGCGGAAATAGCCCAACGTTTCGATAAACGCCCAAACGTCTTTTTTCTTAATCAGGATGTACTTTCCGACGCGGTTCGGATCAAAGAAAGTTGAGTCGCGCCCAAATTTTGTTTCCAGTGCCGACTTCAGCTCATCGGTCACGTTCTCAATGGTCAGGCTTGCCGATATCCGTCCGGTGATGGTTATCTTAAATGGTAGTTTTCTGACCTCTTTATAAGAGAATTTCTTGTTCAGTTCATTCGGTACCTTCTTAAAGGCAGTCAGGATCATTTCTTCAAGCTCTGACTGGCTTTTATTTGGATGCCATCCTGAAATAAATATCTTATTGATATTCTGAACATTATAAGCACCATCTAATTTCTCTTGCTGGCCTTCGCCCCATGCCTTTACCCAGGACAGCCCCGGGATGTTACGAACCAGAAAATACGTATAGTCCCCGCCCCATACAACCTGATCATCATAGGCAAGGTAATATTGTGCACGGTTACGTGTGATCTCCGTTGTTTCAGCATCGGTACCTGCGGTTATAGGTGTCGTTGTCTTAACTGAAATCAAATTAGCTAAATTAGCCGCAGAATCGACAGGCGTCAGGTTTTGGCCAGCAACCAGGGTTATATCGCCGTTGGTGCACCATACCTTAAGCGTAATTGTCGAGCCTTCTGGCGGTATTTGCCCAATTAGCCCATCGCCGAATCGAACACCCAACTGTTCGGATGGTTTATAAAACTCAACGTAGACCTGGCTTTTACTACCAGCTAACCGGAACATTGTGCTGGAAGACCACTGCGTGGTCTTACCATCGGTCGTCACGAATACTTCCAGCTTATAGCAGACAGCAGTGAGAGCCTTTGATAACACGACTTCCAGAAATTCTTTGGCTGCCGTAACGGTATATGTCACCTCCTGGATTTCCAACTGTGCCACTTCTACCGTACCGGTGCCGTCAACCAACCTGCATACATCCATAGTCATGTAAGGGTACTGGTCGTCAGATATTAAAGGCGTGTTTTTGGGGATTACCGCTGGAGCATCTTCACTTGTGGCTGTGATCTCAACCATCCCGGATGACGGTGTTGGCTTGGTACCAACGTAACTATTCGTTTCTGCCGCTGCCAGGATAGAGGAACGCCGCGTCGCGGTCGATATAAAGCCTTCAGCCAGTGCCGCATCGGCATACTGAAAGCACCTGTAGACAATCTGGGTAATAAACAATGTCAGCATCGAGACAAATTGAGAGCCGACAAACTTCGACCAGAATGAATCTTTCTCGACAAGCTCTTCAAACTCTGCACGAATACTGTCTTTAGTCGGTGTTGTTTTACTCATAGCACCACGTCCTGTGTGATAGTTATATCCATGATACGAATGGATATTTTCAACTTATCAAAAGCATCTCCCTCGGCTACTGACAAGCCAGAAATCGGTATGTCAGGTAAATCTACCGTCAGTTTTTGCAACAGCATTGCCTCAACCGCAATTTGAACATGCGACAAGTTGGTCGGTTCGTGTTTAAACTGCGGTAAAACATTGCCCCATGACGGATCTCCGTATACCTCACCCTGATAAGTGTTTAGCCACTCATATAAACGAGCGCCCCAGGCCTCCTCCTGGGACTCATACGTTTTTACGCCGGATAACTCCAGCGTCAGCAAAGGATCAATTTCGTTATTGTTGGCCATCAATCAACTCTCGCGTAGTCATTCATCAACGGATCATCAATTGACAGTGGTACCGTGCGCATAACGCCCGGCTGAGGCGTGCTGACCTTTACGACAGTTCCCTGGCCTTTCGCCGAGTCTTTGGTGTGCTCTTCAATCCTGGCAAGCAATGAGGTCATCTGCGCAAACAGCCGCTTCGTTTCACCATCAAGTGAAACGGTATTATCAGCCAACTGCATTGTCGGCTTGGCACCGGAACCGCCAAGGTCACTAATAACCTGCCCGTCTATCTGCATACGACCGGTTGGTTGCTGCAAATCGTTGGCGGCAGTCGTCACCTGGGACGTGGAGGCTGGTTCAGGCGCATTATTTTTCCGCATCCCCGGCGAGTTGCGGAGTTTATCGAATAGTCCATCAATCCCCATTTGTGCGCCGAGTTGGTCAAAGTAACTTGAGTTGCTGGCCACCGGACGCGCCTCTTCAACTGGCATCGGAGTATCAACATACACATTGCCAGCTGCTGTTGCGGTCCCCTTCCCTCGTGCACGTTCTTCGAGCGTTCCCTGAACGACTTCCCGACGCATACCCCGGCCATTCATGAATTTGTTGACCAGATCGTTAACGCCAACAGCATTGCCGATTTTGTCTACCAGACCGCCTTTCTCAAACGGGCTATCACCAGGGGTAAACGCCAGACCAGTAGACTGATCGATAACGGCGTTATCAGGCAGTTGTCCCCTCACTCCATATTGCGCCCCACCCTGTGCTCCTGCCCCAGGTGTATAGATTTCACCACCTAAATAGCGAGCACGATGAGTATTGACCTTGATCGCGTACTCACGGTTTTCCTTCGATAAGTCACCGGTGCCTTTTTTCCACTTATTAATAGTGCCAAACCCAGCGTTATATGCAGTGATGGCCTCGTTTAAGTCTCCATTGGCTTGCTTCAGATACTTGCTCATGAGAAGAGCCGCAGCTTCTGCCGATTTCACAGGATCAAACGATTCACCTTCAGCTAAGCCAGTCTCTTCACGAGCAATGCCCGTGAACTGAAACATTCCTAGAGCACCAGTTTGGGATTTTGCGTATGGATTACCACCAGATTCAGTTGCAGCAATCGCGTAAAGAGTGCCTTCAGGAAGACCATATTTATTCTCTAGTTCAGCAAAATACGGAGCTAACTTATCGAGATTTGCCTTACCTTCAGCGCCAAGCTTCCGACTTTTACATCTAAGTTGCCATTATTGTAGGTATCAGCAGCTTTCTGAATGTCATTCCCAGTGCCGGTGGTATTACGCGACGATGATGACGAGCTATTTTGTCCAATAGCTGAATCAATTTTCCGCACCGCGCTATTGCCCGTTTCTACGGCATTTGCATTGATAATCTGATTGGCAGTTTCTTTAACTGTTTTATTGCTATCTTTCGCCGTGTCCAGTGCCGCATTTATCACGCGGGTAGCAATATTAGTCTGTTTAGCATCGGATTCAGTTTTAGAATCAGATGTCTCCTGGTGGCTATTAACCGGAGCTTTTAACTCTGGAGTGATTTCTTTTGCATTAGCCTCGCCGATCGGATTGGGTATTTTTGATACAATCATTGCCGCAGGGGTATTTTTAACGGCATCAACCGCTGCATCTAATGCTTTACCGGGTAAATTTTTAACCCCATCCCAAATATTACCAGCCGCCTCTTTAATGTGTTTCCCTGGGTTCTTAATGAAGTCAATTGCACTATCAATTGCATCACTGAAAACCTGTTTCAGGTTATCGACAGTAAAGAAGTCTTTTATGGCATCCAGCTTTTCAAGCAACTTATTAGATGTATCGCTAAACCATGCTGAAACAGCATCACCAATCTTTGCTGTGTAATCATCGAACTTGGTAGAAATGGTGTCGCCAAGGTTAGAAATATATGTTTCTAAGTTGGTAACCCCGCTATCAATGGCCTGGGCAATACTTTCCGTCGAAAATGATTGCAACATATTGCCGATATCCTCAAATCCAAGTGATTTGAGAACATCACCAATAGCACTGCTAATACCAGATACCAGTCCCCCCAAATCAAGAACATTGGCTAACGTATAAGCGGCTTTTTGCTGGAATGATGGATCTTGTCCTGATTTAAGCCCAAAACGCTCGACGTTGCGCTTCTGTATCATTCCAACCGGTTACCGCATCATAAATACCTCCAGCCACTGTGCCGACTAGGGGAATTGCGCGTAACGCCCCTTTACCAACTGCCTTTAATCCAAGTTTACCTGCTGCCCGGGCAGCCAAATCTCCGCCTTCATGAGCGAGAGTCTTCTTGCCACCACCGCGTAGCATTCCTACAAGTTTCTTTGCCCCCAGAGCGCCAAAAGCGAGTGCTCCAGCTTTTTTCAGCATGCCACGCCCCATTAACAACGACGCGACGCCACCGGCCCCCTTCCCTAACAGGCTAAATAGTTTGGACAGCAAGCCGCCCTTCTTTTTCCCGGTGTTTTTGGCTATCTGATCAAGGGCGCTGAGAATCTTGTCATTGCCCTCTTTAATTTCGCTGGTCTGCTCCTGAAGTTCCTGAACCGTCCGTTTTTGGGTGTTAACCTGAACGACATCGGCACTATTTTGCGATTTACGCCTAAAAAAACCTTTTCTACGGCTGTTATCGTCATTGCCACGAATCACATCGGCAATAGACTTTCTGGCACCATTAAGCGATCCGCCAACTTCTTTTGATATCCCGCCAAGCTCCTTCCCTGCTGCCCACAATGGACCTGCAACGGCATAACCTAACGCATCGACAGCACGAGTCTCTGAAGGGTTACCTATGCCTTCAGCTACTTTTGACAGTTTTTTTAATAAACCTGATTCAGCATTTAGACGCTCATCATCCTCTTTTCGCCTGGCCTTTTCTGCTCGTTCAGCACGGGCATCTTCCGCTGCGGCCTTACTCCCTGACTTTCCAATAAAAACGACCACGCGCATCGCGTTGGTTTTGGCTTTTTTGCGCACCGCCTTTTTGACCGAACATTTCGCGAGCGTGTTCGGCTGCTTCGGTCCGTTGTGCCTTTACATCCTCTGGTATAGCCTTCCTGCGTCGTTTTTTACCCTTTGGTGTGGTTGATTTGGCCCGCTGTTCCTGTTGAGCAACATCTTCCTGAACTACACGAGAAACGTCCCCTAAATTAAGCCGTTTCATTGCCTCAACAATAGGGTCCACTGATGGCGCATTGGCCACAAAGTCTGGCCGGGAATTTTCGATTGTGCGATTTAATGCCGACACACTGCGAGAGACAGGATCAACAGTTGCAACGCGTCCCCCTTTCAAATCTTCAACAGCTTCCCGGATACCTGCAAGCTCTTCCAGCTCTTTTGCACTGGCGGTTTCAACTGTCCTTATAACATCGTCAATGTTGGCGTTTTTTTCTTTCCATGATCTTATCGCCTACCGTTTCGGTTTAAGTTTTTCTTCCAGTTTCTCCAACAGGAAAAAACGCATAGGATTCAGTAAGCCTTTCAGCGTCCTGAATCGGTATACCCCCATACAAAACCAGGTTGGACACTAAGGTCTGATAGCTTTTCAATCCCCACCTGTGGAATGAAGTCGGTAGCCCGAAAGGCACCCACAGACGGGTATACGCACCCTCTGTGGACTCCTTTTTATCCTGATTTGGGCATTTATGCGGCGGGAGACGAAGACGCATTTCACCTTTATCGATGTAGCACGGTAAACCATGTTCGAGCTTTTCATGAGCCAGTCGGATGTGTGCCGCCAGCTTCATAAATTCAGTATCAATGGCCATCCGTTTAATCGTTTCATAACGACGCTCAGCCTGATCTTCACGAGTACCGCTAACATCGTTATAAAGCTCACACTGATAAGCGAATTCCCAAAAACGCAAATCAACGATCGCTTCTTTGAATTCCGCGTCGTCTTCAGGTGGCAATGCTGCACGGCGCATCTCCAGCATTTCCATTGCCCAACCATCAAGCGGCACGATACGCCATTGATAAGGTACTCCCTCTACAGACACCTCAATATCGTCAATGAAAGGTTCCACTTCCAGGACCTGGATATCTTCAGCCAGAGCATTCATATCGCAATCGTAATAATGCTCTTTACCGCAATGTTTACAGGTGTAAGTGAATGTCTCGACCGGTGTTTCACGGGAGCCGGTAAATATCCACCATAACGCGGTAATCCGGTCCTGCGCCGTCCATGTCAGGGGATCATGTTTCGCGGGTTCAGCCAGCAAGGCTTTTAAATACGCCGTTGTCTGTTGTTCTTGTTCCTCCGGTGTTATCGAGTTGAAACGCATCGCATCAGCAATATTTGGCTGACGGAACTGGATCAATTCAGTTGGCCGCGATGGTAGCGGGAAAAGGGGTAAAAGCATCCTTGCTCCTTAATTCAAAGAGAAAAACTAAAGCCCAGAAGGGAAGCCAAAGAACTTGAGGATTGGTTAAACGTGCTGTGCAATGCGAAGGTCATTGGGAATGACTTAAATTCCGTAACCTGATCCCGCGCATAGGTGACATCGCCGGTAGTGACCGGGAATACAGTCATCTCATTTTCCAGTTTGGTTAAGCCGGAAGACAGCAACCGATAAATACGCACATTGAGCAAATATTTAGACGGTATATTCCCGGTACCGTCTGGATTAATCACCCGACTTTTTGCCGTCTTAAACCAGTCCAAAACGAGGCCATCAACGGTATCCCTGACCATCATTGTTATCTGCCCTGGCGAACGCTCCGTTGGTTGAAGGATATTCCCTCCGCCGATTTTAATCGTTTCATATTCGATGCTGTAATCGTGGTAGGTAATGTCTTTAGCAAAGAAGTCTGCCCCCTCCAGACCATCAACTTCGACAGAGAACTGCCATCCTTGCGCGAACAGCATTTTGTTCATGATGATTGACGTCAGCTTACCAACTTCCCGCTCACCAACGCCGGAGCCAAATAATGTCGTCGTTAATGCCGAAGATACATAAGACTTTACTGAAGCAACATTAAGCCCCATATCAGCCCCCTCACTTCAACATGGATGAGAAAAGAACAATTCCCGGGATAATTGCCCTTGTTGCGCTCATTTTCTCTTCCAGATCCAGCTTTCGCTGATACAGAGAGTTCTCGTCGGATAAATTGCTGGCATCGAGTTTCCCCGCGATAGATATTCTTCGCAGGCGATCAGTGTTAGGTATCGCGATTAGCACTTCCAGATAGTCAGAAAGTAACCCAATGATTTCAGGTGGCACTTCTCCATTATCCAGATCCATATCACGCAAATTAGCCAGATATGACACATTCAGTGGGTATACCGCTCGATGGGTATCTTCAAGCTCGATATTCCCATCGTAAACGTCGGAGTAGACAAGATCGCCGGTGTGATCTGTAACCGATACGAGCGCAAGAAAATCAGCAGGGCAAGCAAGTGATTTACTGGCCTGATCAGTGAAGCGTATCCGCTTGATGTGCCCCGCTCTATCCTGGTAGGTTCCCAATGCTTTTCTTAGCAGGGATTCCAGTAAGGCAGGTTCATCCGCAATCAAAGGTGTGAAGCGGGATTTGACGTCTTCGAGTAATTGTCGTGGTGTCATTGAAACCTCGTAGAATCTGGTGTGTTAACCGATTCTACGAGTAGTCATTTGTTCATTGAGTAGGAATATTGTTGTCTGGGGGGTAATCAGTGTAGGTGGAATGAGGGATATGATATGGTTATCACATAATCAGGTTGTTTTGAGTAAAACAATAAAAACGCCCTTTAATGGGCGTTTTTTTTAAACTTAAATTGACTATCCTTTCAAATACTATTTTAATTCTATGTAATTTTTAAATTCTCCCTCATATTTATACATGATGCTATCAAATCCTTCCATTACATCAACGAATTGTTGTGAACATTCCGGCTTCCAAGGCGTACACTTACGAACCATATCCATTTTTTTCTTATCCTTCGTTGTATCGACTAAGGATAGGTACCCTATAAAATTCATCATCTGAACAGGATCTTGATTTGTGAATATATATTTGACGTTTTGCTTAGTAGGCGAAAAAGAATCAAAAGCAGGGAACATATATTCACCAGAAAAAGAGAGTGCAGCATCAATGACGTCTGTTGCAGGAGTGCAGTTGCTCAGAATTGGCACTAAGCTAAAATTAGCACCTGAGCACACTGCATATATATCATCCCCTTTTTTTAGTTTTAACAGAGAGTCTTGCTTTGAATCCAATATTTTCAATTTGATATAATTTAGTGGCGTTGCATTTTCCCCTGGAGTAAATAACTCTACAATTGGTTTATTATTCACCATTCTTATGGATTTTATTTCACCATACACAATTGGAATTGTGTTCCATTTTTCCTGAGCAGCAAATTCATTATCTTTAAAATCATTAACCAACTCAGATGGCAAATGATAACCAAATTGATTGTTCATTGCTTTCGAAGCAAATCCAGACAAATAGAATGCCCTTACTAAATCATAATCTTTCTTTGAGGTAGAAAGCCAATCTGGCAATTTATTATCAGCTATCGCGCTTCCAGCAAAAATAGCACAACAAAATGTTATTACATTAAATAATTTCATTTTTCATTCACTCATTAATCGGTTTAAACTCACTAATTAATTCACCAAGACTATTTGGGTATGCTTTATAAATAACATACTCCGAAGAGCCATCTGAATATTGGTAAACCCCATAACAGACCAGTTTATTTATTCCTTTCTGAATAGTTTTTTGATTATAAGAATCAACCACTGTTATTCCATATGACGATAATATTTCGTTATATTCTTCAATAAGAGCTTTTCTTGTTTCCACTGAATTACAATCTACCTTCGAAAAGTCAACTTCATCAGCAAAAACATTTAAATGTTAAAAAGGAAAGCACTAAAAACAAACGAATCAGCATAAATCCACTCCTACGCATGGATTAATAGTCATTGATCGCAAAGGCGTAAACTTGCCAAAGGTATTTCGTATAATCGGTACAAATCTCCTTTACGCTTGATGCTGCATTAACAGTCCCAGCCATAAATAATAACGATAGTAATAGTTTTCTCATTATAACCTCACCTGCCTTATAACCCATTTAGGGTACATATTTTCGCCTTTAAAAAAAAGAGGTTATTAGATCCAACTGTGTATTTATTAAGCAGATAATGCTCTAATAAATTTGTATTTTTAAGTCACGAATGCTATCTTTTCGCATCATATTGACCTTTTAATCGTTCAGGCTTATAGTTCCGCCGTCGTAGCAAATTCTGCGACCGGGTTTAGCAGCCTGAATGATTGTGCGGACAGCCGCAGATATCCGATATTGCGGTATTTTTGTGTCCGTAAAACCGCGTTACGCCCAAATTATGGTGGGGCGTGATGGGGAGGCTTCGGCCTGCTGGTTTCACAATCGCCAGTCTGCTAACCCCGTCACGTCCTGCCACCTGTTTAGCAGCGGGTAGCAGGTTGTTAAACCTGATTGTGAGGCCGTAACTATGGTTAATGCCAATCCTTGCGCACGCCCAGAATTCATCTGGCGTTTCTATTCCTGTAAAAAACACCACTATCACTTCGTTATCGCAGCAACTGAAGACGAAGCACGCTCTCAATTGCCTGATGGCCCCTGCATTTTTACTGCCCGTTTTTCAACTAACTCGCGCAATTCACTTAGTTACTGGAGCCTCCCCTTCTCTGCCGACGTTCAGGGGGGTTTATGAAAAAACCTCTCGTCACCCGTAATGACATAGCCGAAGCGATCGCCCTGCATACTGCCTGTATACCGACACGGGAGATCCCCGGCGCAATTGCCAACTATTTCATGATAACCAGGCGTTTTTATACCCGAACAGATAAGGCTGTGATCAACAGGCTACTGATAGCCGAGATCAGGGATTATTTGATTGAACAAGGACGTCTACGTTACGCAACGGTGGCAGCAGAAATGAGAAAGGAGGCACATAGAATGACCAGTAATAATTTGAATGTTAAAAAACCAGCACCTGTTGCTTCAGCAACGCCAGCACCAGCCGTGAATGTCATCCCCACCACCGGAGACACAATCGACAGCCTGACACTGTTAAAGATGGTCAATGAAGCGCGTAAGTTATGTGGGGAACCAGAGGTTCGGAACAACAAATTCATCGAAAAAATACTCGACGAATTAGAAGGTGAGGACGGTTACACAAAAAAGTGCAACCGTGCCGCCAGGTGGCGGTACGCCTATGGTTGTCATAACCATGACCTACAAACAAGCCCTGCGAGTCGCCGCGCGCGAATCGAAAGCGGTCCGCCGTTCGCTGATCGACAAACTGGAAGAATTGCAGCAGGCAAACTCCCCTACCCCATCGATCCCCCAAACATTACCAGAAGCCCTACGCCTGGCTGCCGAGTTGGCAGAACAGAAATTGCAGCTGGAACAACAGCTGGTGGCCGCAGCCCCTAAAGTCGATTTTGCCGACCGGGTATCAGTGGCTAATGGAATCCTGATCGGGAACTTTGCAAAGGTCGTTGGACTTAAGCAAAACGCCCTTTTCTCATGGTTGCGCCAGAACGGCATTCTCATGGCTTTTGGTGCGCGCAAAAAACGTACCGCGCCAGCAGTACATTAACGCCGGGTATTTCACGGTGAAAGAAGTGGTGCTGGATGATGAAAATGGCTACCAGATACGGCTGACGCCCCAATTAACGGGTAAAGGCCAGCAGTGGTTAACTCGCAAGCTACTTGATGCTGGTTTGTTAAAACCAGTAGCAATAGGTTAACAAAAGAAAAAACCTGCCAGCAAACTGGCAGGTTTCTGAGCAGATCGACCAACCCGATCTGGATCGAGTCAGAAAAATTTGCTCTAATAAATTTCGTTTTCTAAGTGCAAAGAATCACCATTTCGAGCTGGTGATTGAAGGTTGATGCAAATTTGGAGAAAAAATGCAACAAACATTCAATGCGGATATGAATATATCAAACCTTCATCAAAAATGTCGATCCTTCAACCACTCTGCCTGTTATTTGTGGTGTTGAAATTACGACCGACCGCGCTGGCCGTTACAACCTTAATGCTCTACACAGAGCGAGCGGACTCGGTGCCCATAAAGCGCCAGCTCAATGGCTAAGAACGCTGTCAGCAAAACAGCTCATCGAAGAGCTTGAAAAAGAAACTATGCAGAATTGCATAGTTTCGTTCGAAGGCCGTGGCGGCGGCACTTTTGCCCATGAATTGCTCGCTGTGGAGTACGCAGGCTGGATTTCTCCCGCGTTTCGGCTGAAGGTAAACCAGACATTTATCGACTATCGAGCCGGAAGATTACAACCTGCTATTCCGCAGAGTCTCCCTGAAGCTCTCCGTTTGGCTGCCGACCTGGCAGAGCAAAAGCAACGGCTGGAGCAAAAAATGCTTATGGATGCACCTAAAGTCGAATTCGCCGAACGCGTTGCTACCGCCAGCGGGGTTCTAATCGGCAACTATGCCAAAGTGCTCGGCCTGGGCCAAAACTATCTCTTCACCTGGTTGCGTGATAACGGAATTCTGATCGCAACCGGTGAACGCAGGAACGTCCCCAAACAAGAATACATATCCCGTGGGTATTTCACCCTTAAAGAAACCGTGATCGATACAAGCAATGGAAGCAGGATTTCTTTCACGACTCGTATAACCGGCAAAGGTCAGCAGTGGCTGATGAAGCGATTGCTTGATGCTGGTGTGCTGGTACCTGTCGCGGCAACGCGCTAACAGACGTAGTAAGAACCACCAGCATTGTAATGCTGGCTAAAGTCACTTTCCTGAGCTGTATAACGATGAGCGATTTTACTTTTTCTGGCTATGAATTGGCCTGCTTTGTAACACACTCCGGTCTATCCCGTAGCACCGGGCATATCCTGTCGCAATGTGCAAATCTCGCGGCAACAACCAGTGAATACTTCATTCACAAGCCTCACCGCCTGATCGCGGCAGAAACTGGTTATAGCCAATCAACCGTCGTTCGTGCATTCCGTGAAGCTGTAAACAAAGGAATTCTGTCTGTAGAGATTGTTATCGGCGATCACCGTGAACGTCGCGCTAACCTGTACCGGTTTACGCCATCCTTTTTGGCCTTCGCACAACAAGCCAAAAAATGCGCTGATTGAAAGCAAATTAAAGATCTCTTCAGCGGCAACCAAGGTTAAAGCTGTTCTCGCTAAGACATTGGCTTTATTTAATTTTTTATCCACACCCCCATGTCAAAATGATACCCCCTCCCCCTGTCAGGATGACGTGGCAATAAAGAATAAGAAGTCACAAGTTAAAAAAACAAAAAGATCAGTTTCCGGCGGTGCCGGAACGAGCAGACTCAAAAAATTGACTTCATGGATCGCTGAGGCAAAAGCAAAGGCTGACAATCTGCGGTTATCCAAAAAGCGCGCTCAAAAACATGAGTTCAAGCAGAAAGTAGAGGCGGCAGCGCGGAAATATGCTTACCTGAAGAACAAGCGTTCTCCTGATATTGGCGGGGTATCAAACTTCGATAATTTGCCGCATTGCATGACGGTAAACGAAGCTCTTAATGCGGTTTTAGCCAAAAATAAAGATAACGAACAATGGGGTATACCGGCAGGATTCAGAGGGTGATAGATTGCTCTAATCTGGAGTCACCTGGCGTTTTCAGTTTGAGGTCGGAGATGCAATCTGATTTTTTACAGTTAGCGATCGCTTTTGCAGGATATGTTTGTATTGGCTTCTGTGTATACATGATCAGCCGAAAAATGCTTGTCGATATCGACCGCAAAGAACAAGCAGAGGAGATCTTAGAATGGATTTTCTTTGGCGCGGTCTGGCCATTAGGGATCATGTTTGCTGCAACATTTCTTCTGATGTGGATATTCACCCTTCCAGGTGATTTCTATAGAAAAAAAGCCAGACATTGATACAATCGTTGCGGGTGCTTGAGGCTATCTGCTTCAGGCATTACCCGAAAAGCAGATAGAAGAAAGCCCCAGATAACATTACGCGTCCTGCAAGACGCTTAACATTAATCTGAGGCCATATCTATGCTTAGCATACGTAGATTAACCCTCTCCCCTTTTAAGGAGCAAGGAATTTTTTACTGCTATGCCGCATTTCCAATTATGGATTCAGCGACCAGAACAACCCCATGCTTACTTCGATCTGGGTGTTCACTCCATATCTCGGATTCAGGAATACTTACCCCGTCATAGCAAACACGTTCGCCGTCAAACGGGTAATACTGAGCGGCATCGGTGTCAAGGATAAACACTTTTAGCTCGGAAGAGCGACGGGCGATGTGTTGCCAAAGAGCTTTTCCACCTTCGTATTGCTCATTATCACTGAGCAAAACAACACCAGCTTTTGAGGCTACGGTTTCGTAAACAAAAGTAGCTAAACCGACATCCCGGACGGTTCCATCAACCACGATACCTTCAATCTGGGCAACATCGCTATCCTCCCAGAACTTCCTTACCAGTACGCCTTCAAGCTGCGGGCGACGTTGAAGTTCAAGAGTAGCGACAACCTTATGGCGCATATCACCATCGATAATAGAAGGCGCAGCCTCTATTACAGCTGCAAATGGGGTTTTGGAATCCCATATAACCTGGTAAAGCACACCTTGGATGGTAACTCCGTCCAGGATCGAAAATCGACGAGCGACAGTACCCGGGGAGTACGACATTGGAATCACAGCCATTTTAGAGTCCCCCTTTAACAGTACAGGCACAAACAGCTACCTCAATAATTGTAGTTTATTAGAACATTAATAATCTAACATAAAACTCCAGACAATGTTATCGATGCATGTTTATATAAAATAGTTATAAAAAAAGCTCCCGAAGGAGCTTTAAAATACAAGGGATGACTCTTAATCCCACTCAATCCAGTTGTAGACGATACGAAGTGACGGGCGCACAGCGGCAGTCACATCTTCGGTACTAAAGTCGATTGCATCACTGTAGATTTTGCAGTCCAACATTTCAATTGTTGTAGCAGCTTTTGTCACAGCGTTAACCCCGGAAGATTTGGATTCAGGGGTCGCAGCCATCGTGATATCAACATAGTCCTTCGCCGCAATGCGATCTTTAATGAACTGAAGAATATCGCCTTCGATAGTCTCCACGCACTGGACCTGGATTTCCCCGGAGTTACGGATTGGACCGTGCTGGTTGAACTTCACACCATTTGGGCCATAGTCCTCCACATCCTCGCGGGTCATTTCAGGGATTTGCGACGTGCGAACCAGTACGCTGATATCTTCATAGCCTGCAAAAGTGAGCTGGAATTCAGAAGATACCAGTCGTTCGCCTTTGGCCGCGTTGGCAGTATAGCGGCCCTTAATAAATTTACGGTTTCCCTTAGTGTTATTGTGCCCCATATAAAATCCTTTTACTGGAACGCCCGAACAATATCGGAGCTGTTATATATCGAAGAACCGGTCAACTGGAGGTTGACGGTGTTTTTCAGGAAATATCCATTACTGTCCCTTGGCGCATCGAGATCAAAACTTAAGTCCTGGATGGCGACATCGGTGATGTTGATCCGGCGACCAATGTTTAGCGTCACGCGCTCCGGGATTCGACCACCAACATTGGCCGCTTTTAGTTCCGGGCTAATCATGGCTGTCAACGCGGCGATAGCGCCTGAAACTTCAATGAATGGATTGTTCAAAGCAATGAAAGTTACGGGCAGCGTGAACGTCGGCGGAGTCCCCCCTTCCCAAACCATTAAGCTATTCCAACGGGCAACAGACGTTGTTTCAGTACCTACTTGCACAAAACCACCCAGAGCACCAGAAACAGATCCCATGGACATACCGGTAAATGGCGCTTCCCAATTCTGGGCCATGTTCATTGCCGCTCCCTGGCTGATATATCCGGTAACCTGGTACTGAGAGTTCGTTAAAGTAACTTTCAGATATGGCGATACACCGTCAGCCTGGCTGTAAACCCCATAAGCTATAGGAGCCATTCAAGTTAAAGGCCGGAGTTCTCCGGCCCCCTCCTTTAGCCAAGGCGCTTACGGCGCAGTTTCATTGACTTTTTGCGGGCAAGTTTTGCCGCGCCGGTCTGGGCTTTTCGACGCGCTTTTTTCAGCGCCGATTTTTGAGCCGCAGTCAGACGTTTTTTTACGCAGGCGTTTACGGATGAGTTTGATCTCACCGTTACGAACAACCTTCTTAAATGCTTCAGTCAGCATTTCATCAGAAGTGCCAGCAACAACAAAACGCCGCTTCCAGTTCGTCACGGTCGTCGCTATCTAAACCAGCGATAGAGGCACCAACATCAGCAGCAGCGTCGTCGTCTTCATCGTCAGCCAGTGCTTCGATCAGGTCATCATCTACACCGCATGCTGCGAGGAAGTCAGCAACATTTGCCCATGCTTCGTTATAGGCATCGTCCTGTTCTTCTGTAACTTCGGAGTCGTCGTCATCAGAGATACCAGCGATAGCCTGAACGAAACCATCAAGGGAGTCGAAAGTCAGATCACCGCTATCAGCCCAGGAGAAAACGGCGTCGGCCGCATCACTCAACGCATTCTGCATAGCACTTCGATTTGCAGCTTCCAGAATCATCTGGTGCGCCTGTTCGACGGTCCATTCTTTACCGTCTTTCCCTTCCAGGATTTGCTCTGGAGCCGGGGCAGATGGAACGTTATCGTTAGTCTGTGCCGCCGGTTCCGGATTATTATTAATAACCGGATCTGTTGGCGGTTCGGCGCTTGCTCGGGCAGACTCCATCAGCTGCACAGGATCAGAGTTCAAAGCGAAACGGGACAGTCCATTCCCCAAAAATGCCCCGGATTGAAAAAAGTTTTTGCTCATTGTATTCCCTTACTTAATAAGCAGCGGTACGCCCTGGATACGACGGGCTACGCCAGTCGGGCAGCAGGCCCAGACTACTTCCCATTTATCGAATTCCGCCTGCGTAACTTTCAGCACATACGGTTCTGTACCGTCAGCATCAGGATCACGAGGAGCCACCAGAGCGCCGGAGGCGACAAAGCGATCTAAAAGTTTGGTCATCCCTTTAGTCAGGCCAGCCGCAGTAATACCGTCCGGGCTATGCTTCATCTGTCGGGCTAACTGGACAAAGAAACGGCTGATTGCATTCATCAGGGATGGGACGTGCTGGAAGTGCAGATAGTTATCCTGCGTGCAGCAAGTTAAAGCATCGTCGATGATCATCTGGCCAGAGGTGCCAACAGATACTTTATTGAGACGGCCCTTGACCATTGCTTCTTCGTCCGGGGTATCTTCCGGATACAGCGGTTGAATTGACGCACGAGCAATGACGGCACGTTCTTCACCAGCCGGTGAGTAATGCCAACCGCCGACATCAGAGTTTTTCTTGACGCCACGAGCTTTCGCCGCATACGCCGCGCCAGACAGACCGAAGACCACACGGGATTGGGTCCATTTGTCTTTGCAGGAGAACGGGAAGTGATAGACAGCACAGCTTACATAATCGGTACCAAGTAAACCGGTATCTTCAACAGCAGAGAGCGCTTCCGTATACGTCAATGTCGGTTTGACATCAAAGAAGCCATCAATCAGGCGATCAGAACAGATATTACCTAACGCGGTGATCGCCGCATTGTCATAGCAACCCAGGCCGAGAACAGCGGTGTACATGTACGGCGCATTATTCAGCACTTTAACCGCACGCAGGTACGCAGCGGTTGAGATTTTCGACTGATCGCCGTTGGTACCGCCAGTGAACGCCAACGATTTTTTGTTTGTTACTTTCGCTGTCGAAATCAGCTCTTCATTAACAACCGCGCGCAGATATTTAGAACGGGCTTCCAGAGCCGTAGGCAGATAACACAAGCGGCCCATGTCATCTTTCGCTTCTTCCGCCAAAGACACAGTGTGTGTCTCCAGGGTCGTTACCACGCCGAGCGAAGTCGTCTGGGTCAGTTTTAAGAGGAAGCGTTCATTACCCGCGCTGTCCGCTGTTGCCGTTTCGATGGTTAACTCACGGGTAGGTGAAATACACGGATCACCATCATCAACGTAGATAGCAAAGGCTTCGCCACTATCAAGTTCAATTTCAGAACCGTATGGCAACGCACTGTAAGCCGGTTCGCCTGATTCATCGAACATAATAATCGGGAACTTCGCATCATCCGGAACAGCGCGAACAACATAACCAGACGTTTGCTGAATAGCTTCGTATACATGGCGAATTGGTTCGAACTGTGAGCCGGAAGACGGCTTCAGCGGTTCGCCGAGAACATCTTCGTAATTGGACTCAGTAACCGCAAGAACAGTAAACGGCTTGCCACGCGCAAATACGCCAATACCAGCCCATAAGCTGCTATTTAATGCAACACCGGTAGATAACGTCGCATCGGCATTGATCGGGCTAACCGCGACGCCGGATGCATTACCTAATGACTGTTGAATTGAATATTGAGACATAACTTTCCCTGTTATGCGCCCCGCACGGGGGCGCTATGTTAAACGGAGAACTTCCCCTGATTACTCAGAGTCACCGGCATCAATCGTGTCGCCGCTAATGAAGTTAAGCCCGCCTTTTTTGGCCATTGTCAGCGTTACACGAGTGAAGTAATCAGCGCCGTTGCGTGGGTGCATATCGTTGATAGCCGAACCCCACAGCGTGGTACGGTTGACCAGCGCCGGAGTGGTCGGATGCTGGAACGGGATGGCCGGGACAGCATCACCAGTCACGAAGCCTGCTTTACCCGGATTTTCATCACGGACGTAGCACAGCACATCCATCGAGCTGAACTGAATGTTCTCTGTCGTTAAGTTCTTACAAATACCAGCAGGTACTTCGTACACTTTCACGTTACCGAACAGGGTACCGATGTAGTGAACATACGGAGTCTGGATATAGTCTTCGGCTGGCTGGAAGAAATCCTTCGGCAACTGTTTGAAGAAAGATGCTGCATCAGCACCAGCAAACATCCCCATCGCACCAGAAGATTTAACGCGCTCAATAATGTCGCGATATACAGTCTGGAATTTGCCACGAATGATGGTTGCCCATACATCAAAGGACTGGTTAACCGGCAGAGCGATGTCAAAGGTGTCGTTCGCAAGAGTACGCCAGATCATGATGCGAAGACGCAGCATATCCTGTTCATGAGACAGGTATTCCTTCAGGGTGCGGAACTGTAGGGAACCCAGGTCCAGACCAAATTCACGCTGTGCTTCATACGCCGCCTGTACCGTGTGCTCAGCCGCGATAACGAACTGGCTTGGGAACAGGGTGTATTTCTTCATTTCGTGGTTGATCAGCGGGATCAGCTCAGGAGCGGCTTCAATATTGATTTCCGTCTCAATTGCGATCTCAGTGCCTTTATCCGGCGCTTTGGAGAACGACAGGGCAATCTGACCAATGTTGTAGTTCAGAGAGCAGGTAACAGTGATTTGCTCACCAGCAGCATTAGTAAACGAGTGAAGTAGGCTGCCGGAACCGTTATCAACAACAGACTTAATACGGTTAACGTAGATATTAGTGCGACCTTTTCGGATTGGTACATTCTGGCCTTCGAAGTCTTCCATCTTGAAGGTTGCGGTTTTGCTGGTGCCATCGGAGCTTGCCACCAGCACATAGCGGCGGCGTAACTGGCTGTACACACCGACGGATTGCATGTCCAGAACATCACCAGCAGCATAAGAACCAAAAGAGGAACCTGCCACGTTAAAGACTTCATAGATGTCGGACTGGTCACGCGTAACCGGAATGAAGGTACACGCATCAGCGGTAGCTGCCCCCAACTGAACAGGCAGGATCATCGCGAGGAATAAAGGCAGACGCATAACACCGTCAGAAACGCTCATCATCTCTGCTGCGACGGATTCCAGCATCGCTTTATTAGTGGCATCCATGCTATTGCGGGTGGACTCAATCAGGCAGTTTTCCAGCGTCTGGTGGCAGGAGGCCAGAATTTCCGGACGCGGCATAGATTTATGTGCTGCGGCGTAGTCAGCCAGTGCACTTGCCCACGCTGTAGCGATTTGAGCGGTGGCATTATCAGAGATACCCGCAAAAACCGGGTCTTTACGTGCAGCTTCAAGGATAGATGCGGCACGCGCGGCATCATCTTTAATGAATTGGTTATCAGTACCGAACTGCGCAGTGCTTGCCCAGCCAAGCACAGCTTTAGAGCGTTTTTGCGATATCTGCAATACGATTCTGGTATTCGCGTAAGTTACTCAATTTACTCTTCCTTAAACACAAGGCACTTGTGTGAATCCCTTTTCGGAAGAGATTTATTGAAAGTCAACTTGTTGACTTTCTTCGTGACAAGCAATTTTTTTTTTATTTTTTCGGGAGTAGGGGAGGAAGGTAAAATCCAAGGTGAAATCGTGGCGATTTCACCTTGAAATTTTAGATTGATTTACTTTAAAAACAGTAGGTTAACAGTGAAATTTGAATGGCGAAAGTTTAAGGCTTCGGCTTTTTATCGAGGCTCTTTCTAAGGATATGCCCAATCATCCTGTCGAGTTCTTCCTGTAGCTCTTTTGAAAGTCGATTAAACTCATAAGAAAATGCACGGCCTTTCACGCGCTTCCTTGCAAAGCGATCCTTGTCCTCAAATTTCCATAATTCAGTAACTACGGACTTATCTTTAGAACCTTTATCCGTGAGTAGTGAGGCTTCCTTTGTTATCAAGCGCAGGATTTTATTTTTAACTTCATCTTCGGCCATTTCTTCAATGGATAAGATGTCGTTTATTTCCGGGGATATGTTTTGAATAAGCTGATCAAACTCTAAATTCTTGTTCCCCATTTCGTCGCCAACAGCACAAAGCGTTTTGTAGTCCGAAAAGGTTAATTCCGACTGCACAGGGAAAAGGGCGACTAATTCTTCCGGAGCACTCGCTGCCTGGAGAGCACGCGTGACCTTCGCCTGAGACAGTCCTTCTTTGGCTGCAATATCCTTCTGACTCATCCCATCATTTTTCATTCGCATCAAACGCAGACCTATTTCTCGAATGCTGTGCTGCAATGCTGTCTGAACGTCTTTCGCTAAATTTTGCGCTTCCTGAACGCTGATCTCCTGGTCCGTGACTAAAACCCGCAACCCTACGTTCTCTAAGATGGCAGAAGCTCGACGCCGGGAACCATCCAAAATTTCAATTTTCCCTGTAGCCCGTCTGACACCTATTGCAGGGTAAAATTGCTGATGCTTAATAGTGCTTCGGATACTTTTTAATGATTTTGGCGTAAGAGATGCCTGGTCACGCCCGTTGTTATGCTGATCAACAAAGGTATCGCTTTCTACCTGGTTCGGAGGTATTACCTCTTCAATAAATGTGGCCTGGCGACCAGTTGATAACTTGAATACCTGCTCGACTCGATCGCCAGAGGCTGAAGAACTATCAAATCCGCTTAATATTGAAGGATTAAGGGTTCGCCCAATTGTTGGTCTGTTTTTCTTTGACATGGGGGTTTCTTACTCCTCAGTTAGATCTGATAAATTCAATACGGTCAAAAACTGCTTTAGCAAAATCTTCCGCAGCAATTCGCGCGTTCTTCAATGCATCAGCACTACCAACATACGTTGCCGGGTTAGCTGAAATAACAGTGTCAAAAGACTCGCCGCAGCGTTCAAAACCGTCAAGGCGAGGGAGGACAACATCAAGCATATCCCCACCGAACACTTCTTTAGCCAGGCTATGGCAATACTTATGGTCTGCCTTGTTACTCAACTTGGACATAAATCCAATGTTAGTTGCAAGCTGACACTCACAGCCTTCATCCGAAATGAGTTTCACCAACTCAGGAAGGCGGGCAACGTATTTAAGCGATGAGTGGAAATCAACCGTTGCAGGCGGCAGAGGTGTAAACAGTATATTGGCCGAGGCCAAAGCATTTTTCAGGAAGGCGTCAAGGTGAGGACCACTATCAACGAGGATAAAGTCATAATCGCTCTTCAGCTTATCAATCACATTTTCTTTCAGGACTGCATGGATGTTCTGACCCGGTAGATGCTCATTGCACAGCTCTCTCCAATCGGATGCAATAAAGGCATCGTCAATCGACGCAGGCATAACGTCAACCCCAGGTACAACAGAAGGAACAATAAACTCCTCTAACAGCTCTTCACGGCTTACATTCTGCAACATAGCCTGTGCAGATGTTGCGTTTACGATACCAATAGAGTGTTTATGGCTTAAAAACATCGTTGCTGAAGATTGCGGATCAAGGTCAATAACCAGAATCCTTAAATCTTCCATCAGAAGATGAGGATGAGCACGCATTGCATGCGCCAGAGAAACCGTCGATACAGTTTTTGACACACCGCCTTTAAGATTGGAGATGAAAATCACATACGCTTCGCTGTAGCGATCCCGGTATTTTGGCACTCCGCGATGTTCATATATGTCAATGATGTTCTGAATTGACATCGCATATTTCATTGAAGAGCCAGCAGGGCGTTTTATCGAAAACATAACCCTTTTCTTCCATTTCACTTACGGCATAGTCAACGTTCGCACGAGTCAGTAGAGGCAATTTTGCCAGTGCCGCTTTCGCATAGACCTGGTAAAACTCGTTCGCGTGTAGCTCATCCTTTTGCAACTGTACTTGTTCAGTCAGAACATTGAGCATTCTATTTGCTCTTTGAGCAACCTTGTGAAGCTGGCTGGAATCACTCATCGAAAGTCATCCTTTATGCTGTATTTTTGAATTTAATTAAAAATGCTGCATAAAATAATAATGTATGCGTAGATGCTTGTACATAGCATTCTCTGCATGTTTGGTTCATTTTGCACGATTGAGAGTTACAAGGAGGGCACAAAAAAGCCCCGTTCAGGGGCATCAGTGTTATTTGCTAAGAGCAGCGAATAATCGTTCGAAATCGATAGTATCTATAGCACGCGTAAGCGCCGGAAGTTCAGCCTCAAAGTACCCGTGTCGATCGTAAAAGAAGGGACCGAAGAGCGAGGCATGTTGGATTCTACTTCGCCCCAGCCCGGACACACAGTTAAGCCCATTACCGGCTAAAAGGCTAAAAAACTTCTCTGGATTATCGTGGTAAAGCTGGGAATCAATGGTGGCGGTTAACTCTTCCATAGGGAAGCACACCCGCCCTGTATCCCAGGGATATTTAGTCCGAAGCATAAACATTGCTTTCAGCAATTCACATTGAGCGCGGATCGCGTCCGGTTCATAGCCAGATATGGAGACATAAGCCACGTCCCTCATTCCTGCGTCATCTTTGAAAGTCACGATAGAAGTAACATCCAGCTCTTTTTCGAAAGAGCAAGCAGCATCTACTGGACGCTGAAGTAAATCATTCGACTTAATGCGCTCGAGAATCCCTCCCCACATATCATTTAGATATTCGATATGAGCCAAAACCTTATCAAGACACTCTCGTGTAAACCATTCAGTATGCCCGCCACCGACGCTTTTCTCCCACGGCGCATTCCAGGGGAAAAAGGTTGCGTGTAAAGCCCGCTCAAGATTAACCATTGCCAAACGCGTACCACGATAGACCCGTGAAAGCGCAAAATCGGGACTCACTTGTAGTCCTTTAAACCGTGCCAATGGACCACATGAAATGCCGATTTTAAAAGTATCTCCGTTCTCTGGCACCAGAACGTAGAGGTAGTGTTGTTTCTCTTCTTGCATATCAATACCACTGCTTGATGAGAACCGCGCAAATGTTGACTATGCGCGAAGGTTAATGTGAATAGTTGACTATGCGCGATGTGACTACAGTCAAAAGTTGACTGTAGTCGATTTAACTCCACCAAAGATCGACTATGTAAGATATTGTCGGGAGAAACGTTGACTATACGCGATGAAATGCCCCTAAAAGCCATCTCAATAGCGACTTGCAGAATATTGACGCCAGCAAAAATCCACCAGCGTCAACGAATGTCGCCTATAGTCAACTTCTCGCTATCGCATATAGTCAATATTATGGATTGCGCTTATGGATCTGGAAGCCGATTTTCCTGCCGTTTTTTATCTCTGAAAAATTTAAGATATTCAATAGCTTCCAAATCTTTCATGGCTTTTCTGATAACGCTATTTTGCACGCTAACGGATGATTTGAGATTAAGCCTCGCTCTAAGGCGCTCAATGCTGACAGGTGCCGGGTTGGCGGGTAGAGCCTCAAAGAATGTATACAGTACCTTGGCCGTCTCTTTGCGCCCTAGTTTATCCAGCATCTTCAGCTTCAGGATTCGCTTATAGTCAACATAGTAAAGTTCAGATAGCTGTTTCTGCGGCTGGATCTCGATAACATCAAGCTCGGTATTCAGGCTGCTATATGCCAACAAGTTGACGTTAATGTTATTGAGATGACCTTTTGCCGCCGGGAAGCGGAATTTGACAACTGTCTGCTGAATGCGTGTCAGAGAGTCATCAATACTTTTACGGAACGCCTTTGAAAGGCGCTTACGTGGATAGCCGCATCGATCGGCAAACTCGGAGAATGGCAGGGTGATTATGCCGTCATCATCAGGTGCGTAGTCAAACAACGCGGAAGTTATGCCCACCCACACCTTAAAATCAGTATCCATATCCAGGCGTGGACCATGAATTTCAATTCCCTCATAGCCTTCCTGCTCAACAATTTTGAGGCTTGATAGTTCTTCAGTTGCGTTCGTTGTGTTTGTTGTAACTGACGATCCGCGACGTAGCGCCACATTGGTAGATTTTAAGGTTGGCACAAACACACCTAAGCGCAACAAAGCGATGGGTTGTATAGTGCTGTTGTTATTGGGCTTCAGGCTGTGGATTTCTCCTGTATTTCCTGCAACTTCTTCAACGCTAAGGAAGCCTTTACTTTCTTCCGGCATCACGGTTTCTCCATGTGTGGCGCGGCCTGACGTCAATTTGGATGGCTGTTATCAACAGCTGTGAATATTCAGACTCTAAAATCGCTTACAGTCAATGTTTCTGTCGCGTATAGTCAACAATAAATCGCGTGCAGTCAACAATAAATCGTGCACAGTCAACATAAAATCGCGTATAGTCAATGTTGATCCCATTTCAGGCCAGTAATGACGCGGCTTACAGCGATCCGGGATCTTCTTTGGATCTTCCTGGGTTCTCTTTAGGATCTGTTTATTGGATCTATGCTGTGGATAAGTTGAATAAACCGGCCAACATAGCCGGTTGGAAGGAAGGGTATTATTCTACGCTTTCGATAAGAAGACCATGTTCATAACATTTAAGATCATCGCCTTCGTACAGGAATTGGTATCCAATACCACCATTTTCATGGACATTAGGGAATAACTCATAACTCACTGAAGAGCAAATCACACCAATGCAACGATCAACGCCTTCTCGTTCTTCAGTGCTGAAAAAATCCTCTTCGGTAAGAACATGAGTACATTGCTCATCAGCATAGGTCGGAAATACATGCTCGATGCAATCCGGGTGTTTTAAACCAAGCTGATCGGCAAGCTCGAAAGCATGACGGTATTGTTCAGATCCTGGCTTGCCAACAGTGATGTGCTCAATTTTGTAGATTGAAGTCGCTTTGTTGATAGTTTGCTTTACTGTTACTTTATCAGACATAAAAATCCCTTTTAGTTACCGCTGATAGCGCGGTTGTAATCATTAACGTTGCGATTCTTCCTGTTAATCCCCATCAGCATCGTTTCTGTATCGAGGATATACGCTGGCAGATCATCAAAATATTCACTGCTAAACTCTGGCATCCTGCACATAAATGCACTTTTTGGGGCAGGGTGGTTAACCTTTGTCGGCGTCGGCGTTAAATTCGCTGATCGACTCCCGGAGCAACCGCTGAGTGTCAGCAGGAATACGCTGGCGAACATTACCCGCCGCAACAAGTTGTTTCTGAACTTCAGCTTTTCGTTCCATTTGCCTGTCAGCATACTTGGCTTGTTCTGATTCATTTTTCACTTCCTGGCTGTGAAAATGTTGCTCTGCTTTGTTCATCGTCTCAATGGTCTGGTTAAGATCCATTATTGACTTATCACGTTCCTTAACAGCCTGATCAAGACTGCCAATTTTCTCCATGGCTTGCTTTAGCTGATGACGTTCCCACGCAAACCCAGCACCAACAAGTGCGCAAATCAGAACAAGAACACCAGTAGCAGCAAGTTTCTCCTTCAAAGACAAAGCTGTTTTTAATGTAGAAAAGAATGACATGTCTTCCTCCTGAAGAAAAATTATCAATGAAGTCCTTTGTTACTGTGCCGCTTTGTTTAATTCATCAAGAACAGAATCAGGAACCAAAGCGGCGATTGCGCTGGCTGTGCTGGCCTTATTTGCTGATGCTTCCGCAAGCGCGGTACCGATAGCATGGTTATAAGCAGTTATGGCTACGTTGGCGCTTTCATTCGCTCGTTCATACTGCTGTTGTAACGCAGTTGTGGGTGCTGTTGTCTGGTTGAAAACAACCCCAAACTGTTCAGTTGCTACTTTCAGAGATTCAATTTGCTCTTCTGTTAGTGCTGGTGGGGGAGTGGCAGTGCCGCCGCCTGAACCAGAGCCTGACGAGCTTCCTGAGCCAGTGTTAAGGGTCTGGTTAATCTCCCCCATAGCAGCGACTAAACTTGATGTATTAAGCGCGTTTACAGCGTCCTCAAGCGATTTAGTAATAGTCACATCACCAATGGCAATAGAGATCGGCAGTTCTGAAACTTCTCGCTCATTAGCACGACAGTAAACATCCCAACCAATATCGAGTTGAAGGAGCATTGACAGATCAGCATAACCAGCCAACAGGTCCGCGTGCTGAGTTGCCAGCCCTCCAATATTCGTTAAACCGGTTGCGGTTGTTCTGATCGTTGAAACATAGCTGGTAATAGTGTCGGGATAGACAATTGTATCCAGAATTAATCCGGTCAATTCTTCTGCAAGCAGTTTTGCTGTGTTAGCACTGTTTCGTGCCGATGTTATGGCACCAGGTGTTTTCATCCCACCGGCGGCGGCCAATTTTTTATATGCGGATAACTGGTAGTCTTTTTCCAGCATGATATCTCCTAACTTACCTGAACCAGGCCGTCTCCGGCTGCAACGGTAGAGCCGCATGAAACAGGATCACCAACGCATACGATCCCTTTCCCGTTGACGGTAAACCATGCCCTGGTTGATATAGCTTGCCCGCCGTGCGTGCTGTTCCCATCGGTATGCTGTGCATATTGCTTACCATCAACTAACACTTCGACTCCGTTGACTTTAAGTAGTGGTTCGCTCTCTACGGGAGGCCTGGATGGGAATCCTCCGTGCCCCGAACAAATGCTGTCTTTTGTTGCAATACTTGCCACGTCATCACCAATGATTTGCTCTGATTTTCGTTATTTTAACTTAGGTTATTTGTGGTCTGTGTGGCGTTTACTTATTGCAAAATTGCTCTAATAAATATTGTTTTTTATGTCGTGTTTTCGGTACCATTCAGCCATCGCCCTTCAATGGGCATTTGTTTGGAGTCGTCAGATGCAGATGGAGCTAATAAGCCGCAAGGAGTTCGATAGCCGTGTAACCAGCGGTGAACTCGACAACTTGCAGGCTATCAAGGTGAAAGAAGGCTTTTGCCTCATTGGGAATCAGAGCGGAACAAATCGCGTTTTTATGCTTCGCCGTACGGATTTGAAGCCATTTGTCTGGAAGAACGAAATTGGTCCCAGCTCATACGCTCAAACGAGGGGGTGCCACAACCTGGCCTTTTTCTACAAAGACGAGCTTTCTGTGGTTGATATTCAAGGGTTACAACATGTTTAAGCACTGGAAAAACATTACTATTTATAAACTTTCTCGTGAGGCGGATCTGACCGACTTAGAAGATAAAAAGAAAATGATCCTTTTCACGCCATGCGGTAGTCAGGATATGGCCAAGTTCGGTTTTGTATCTCCATTTGGTGATAATTCCGAAGTTATCGCTATGCATGGAAATGGTTTTATCCTTGTTGAAGCAAAGCGCGAAACAAAAATTCTTCCCCCGCCGGTTATCCAGCGAGCTATTCAAGAAAAAATTGAAAAACTTGAGCAAGAACAAGCGCGTAAACTGAAGAAAACAGAGAAGGACTCCCTGAAAGACGAAGTTCTGCATTCTCTTCTGCCACGGGCTTTTTCAAAGTTTTCTGTTATCCAGGCGATCTACGACGGTTCAACTAAACGTATCTATATCAATGCCAGCGCGCGGCAGGCAGAGGATATGCTCGCGCTTATGCGTAAGTCTCTGGGTTCTCTTCCTGTTGTTCCCCTGAGTGTTGAAAATCCCATTGAATTAACGCTGACCGACTGGGTACGTGATGGTAGTGCTCCACAGGGATTTCAAATGGGGGATGCGGCAGAACTCAAGGCAGTGCTTGAGGATGGCGGTATTGCCCGAGTGAAAAAGCAGGATTTGGGAAGCGATGAAATTTCCACACACCTGGAAGCTGGCAAGCTCGTTACTAAGTTGGCACTCGACTGGCAGAACCGCATTAAATTTACACTGGACCATAACTTCAGCCTTACCAGCGTCAAATTTGCGGATGAATTGCTTGAGCAGAACTCTGATATTGATAGTGAAGATGTTGCGCAGCGACTGGACGCAGATTTCTTCCTGTTAACCAGTGAAATTTCGTGCCTGGTTGATGCTCTGGTAAATGCCCTTGGTGGAGAGGCTAAGCAGTGAAAGAGCTGTGCTATGGATCTGTTTGCAGTGGAATTGAAGCCGCGAGTATTGCCTGGGAACCGTTGGGTATGCGTCCGGCGTGGTTTGCTGAAATCGAGCCTTTTCCATCTGCCGTTCTTGCGCACCGCTGGCCCCATGTCGCCAACCTTGGCGACATGACAAAACTTGCCAAAAAAATCCTGGCTGGGGAAATCGAATCCCCTGATGTGCTCGTCGGGGGTACGCCTTGTCAGGCATTCAGTATCGCGGGCTTACGTGGTGGGCTTGATGATGAACGCGGCGCGCTAACTTTGAAGTATGTGGAGCTTGCAAATGCAATTGACGACAAACGGTCTGAGTCCTTCCTCAAACCGACAGTTATCGTCTGGGAAAATGTCCCAGGAGTCCTGTCATCGGCAGATAACGCCTTCGGATGTTTCCTTGCCGGATTGGCTGGAGAAGATGCGCCATTTGAACCAGGTGATCGACCTGAATCAGGAAAAAGTAACGCGTTCTGGCGGTGGGATGGCAAAACCGGTTGCCATGCTCCAAAGTGGCCGCAGTGTGGTTGTATTTATGGACCGCAGCGAAAGGTGGCCTGGAGAATCCTTGATGCCCAATACTTCGGAGTGGCACAACGACGCCGACGCGTGTTTGTTGTCGCAAGTGCTCGAACAGACCTCGATCCCGCAACGGTACTTTTTGAGTTCGAAGGCGTGCGCCGGAATATTGCGCCGAGCCGAAAAAAGAAGGAAATCGCTTCCGCCATTATTGCAAATGGCGCTGCAATCAGTGGCGAAAGCCTAAATCCATGCCTACACGCTGACATGCCACCCGGTATGAAATCGACGAAAGCCGTAAACGCTTTCAGGATGGCAGCATTTGGGGAATATATTGACGATGAAACCGCATCGACAGTAAAGGCAAGAGATTTTAAAGATGCCACTGACCTTGCCGTTTTTAGCAGCACAGGAGCAGGTTTTTGGTCAGAAGGGCATGGTACATTGCGGGCACGTGAGCAAGAAAGCCATGAGCATCTTGTTACATTGGCTTTTCCTGAGCGTATGAGCGGTACACAACATGCTGCAACTAAGAATACTTCACCATCTCTAATGGCTAAAAATCCAACAGCTGTTTGCTATGAAGTAAGAAACGCAGAAGTAGCTGTCCGCCGTCTTACCCCTGTCGAATGTGAAAGGCTGCAAGGTTTTCCTGATGGGCATACGTTGATCCCGACGGAAAAGCGTAAAAAAGTTAATTCAGATGAACTGGCATATCTTCGCAATCACTATCCAGATTTAAGCGAAGAAGAGGCCGCGATGCTTGCAGCTGACGGACCGCGTTACAAAGCGATCGGCAATAGTATGGCAATACCAGTAATGCGCTGGATTGGCGATCGGATTACTAAGGCCGTATGTCGGCAGAAAGAAGGAAGTGAAACAAAAGAGCGAAAAGTTAAACCAGCGGCAGAATTCGAACGGTCCATATTCAAATGGGCTGGTGGAAAATTTGGTGTTCTGGAACAAATCTTTCGCTATTTGCCAGAAGGGAAGCGCCTGATTGAACCTTTCGTTGGTGGCGGAGCTGTCTTCATGAATGCCGGATACCAGGAAAATCTGCTAAATGATGTGAATGCTGACCTGATTAACTTTTACAAGACTCTGCAACGCGAGGCGCATTCACTTATCACTCTGGCACATCGTTTCTTCCAGGACTACAACACACAGGAAGGATACCTGGCAGTACGGAATGCGTTTAACAAACAAGTCTATGATGATTTACATCGCGCAGCGGCGTTTTTGTTCCTGAACCGACATTGTTTTAACGGATTGACGCGTTACAACCAGGCCGGTGAGTTCAATGTCGGTTATGGGAAGTATAAAACTCCGTATTTCCCATTACAGGAGATGGAAGCCTTCCTCGGTGCGGAAGGGCGGTCTGAGTTTGTATGCGGTGATTTTGCAGCGGTGATTGAAGCTGCCGGAGAAGGAGATGTCATCTTTTGCGATCCGCCGTATGAACCGCTTCCAAATACAGAGGGATTCACGAACTATTCCGGTCATGACTTTAAGTTTGAAGAGCAAAAACGCCTGGTGTCTCTGTTGACGGATGCTCATCGTCGAGGTGCAAAGGTTCTCATTACTAACAGTGGCGCGCCAAATATCAGAGAGCTTTATCATGACAGTGGCTTCAGAGTGGAACCTCTTTTTGCCAGACGTTCTGTGTCTTGTAAGGGGGACACTCGAGGTGTAGCTCATGACGTTTTAGGTATATTGCTCTAATAAATTTATTAGTGTAATATCGCCTCAATGAATCGTGATTTATAGAGCGATTTAGCTGTTAGCCGCGACAGGCGCGGCGGTAAGCATGGCTGGGCCTAGTCCTCCCAGACAAACCACCGAGTTGCCAGGTTGACCATGCGCCTAAGTGGCAACTCCGAAGTGCGTTACGAGCTTCCAGTTTGCCCATCTTCGGGTGGGCGTTTTTTTTCAGGGTTTTCGTCATGGTTAGCGACTTTGCGGCGGTTTAGAAACTGACCATTAAAGTAAATGCAAACGATGATCTGATGATGGTAGCGGCCTAAGAAGCCAGACGCCACGGGGTATGAGTCGTCCCCCGTCAAAAAATCGACCGCAGAGTGTCCCCGTCTGTGTATTAGGGAACGGGGAGACACAACAGGTAAGGGCGCTGGTGTGATTAACCAGATGAACGAGAAGGGGCCATCTGTTGGTCAGCGTCCTTTCCTGTTGCGTTTTCTTTTCAGCGTAACAGCGGTGCTTAACAGCACTTTGGGTACAGTTCCACGAATTTACGGGTATATCCCGTCATGCTGAAAGCGCTAATCACGCTGGAAGCCAGGGTTATGCATCCCCTGTTACCGAATTGCAGCCAGGGCGCGGTGCGCCGAAAAGCATACGGAGGTGGAAGCCCTCGCCGGAGACGTACCCGGCAAGTGATGGTGTAGCTCAGCGGTTAGAGCGGTTGACTGTTAATCAACGGGTCGATGGTTCAAATCCATCCACCATCGCCAATGCCGGTTTAGCTCAGTTGGTAGAGCGCCTGCCTTGTAAGCAGGATGTCAGCGGTTCGAGTCCGTTAATCGGCACCAGCACAACAGGTAAGGGTATTTTGCGACGTCGGAGATCGCCGAGCTTGGCAGAGGGTTCGAATCCCTACGAAGTACCCTTACCGTTGTGATGAATGCGCAGGCTGATGCGCGAAAGACATTGCAGCTATTGCGGAAAAGAGCTGTTCGGCGGGGCAATTAAACGCCCGTGAGAGTCTGAAATAACCGCAAGCCGGAGATCAGCACCGGTCATCACAACACAACAGGTAAGGGCATTCTCCCTTATGGGGCTTGGCTTAAATGCATCGAGTGCTCTTACCGTTGTGATGAAGTGCAGCTCTTTGAAGCAACCAGAAGATAAGCATCTGGCTTCACAACATAAACCGCAGGAACGACCAATAAACGGTAGTCCGTATGGAGAACACCCCGTTGAGGAAGAGGCCTGGCCGGAACCGTAACCGGCACTATAACGTTGAGAACACTGGAGTAACGGGGTCATATCCCAATCTACGAATAAATGTTGCGTTGCAGCGTGACAACCAGTGTTCTCAACATTGTGGTGAATGCACAGGCTGATGTGCCGCAACTACAGTAGTGCGCGCTTTGCGGGGCTTGCTACAACCCTGTGTCGGAGTTCAGCACCGACCATCACAGTTTGATTCTCTGGCATGAGCATAACGCTGAAATAAGTCCAGTCTGGTGCGGCCCGATCACCCGCCGTTAGCTCCACGAAACGGAGCACGTAACAGGTAAGAGCATTCTCCTGTAACGGGTTCATATCCCAATCTACAGGTCCACCAGGAATGCTCTTTCCGTTGCGGTGAATGCGGCTAAGCGCACGCGGAACAGTTAAAACAATCCTCCTTAATGGTTAAACATTCCGACGTTAATTGTTAACTGGTTAACGTCACCGGGAGGCACTCGGCACCGCAATCTAATAAATATGTCACTTTTATTGAGGGATAACCAATGTTCGGTAAATTGTTCGGCAAGAAAGTCGCTTCTGCAAAAGTAGAGCTGAAAAAAGTTGAGAATCGCGATCTGATGGAGGCCATCATCGGTGGCTGTTTGTTGGTGTCTGCCGCTGATGGTGAAATCGAAAAAGAAGAAACAGCGAAACTTGATCAGCTTGTCCGCTCTAATCCGCGTCTTAGTCATTTTGGTAACGAAATTACTGCAACAATTACCCGCTTTACCGAGCAACTGGAAGCTGGCTTCCGTGTTGGTCGCATGAATATCCTTCGCGAAATTGAAGATATCAAAAACGATCCAAAAGAAGCGGAAGAAGTATTCGTTAACATGCTGACAATTGCAGAAGCGGACGGTGAAATCGAGCCAGCAGAACACAAAGTACTGGAAGAAGTAGGCCGTCGTTTAGGTCTTCGTGTGGAAGATTATCTGTAATGGCAAGCAAGGCACGTATCGCAATCGCCATTGGTTTTCTCTTGCTGTCCGTGCTGGTGGATTTCACCAGCACAATCCTGTCAGTTTTATCGGACGGGGCGTTGGTGGCAGTAGCTGTAACATTGGTATGGCCGATATTAAAAACAGCTTCTAAGGATCAGTGATGGGCTTCTGGGATTTTGCTGACAAGCATCCAATTGTTCTCGTTGTCATTGCTGGCATAGTTGTAGGCGGTATTGCTGGCGTCATAGAAGCACTCAGGAAACAGTAATCCGGCCCTTTAGCTCAGTGGTTAGAGCTGGCGACTCATAATCGCACGGTCACCGGTTCAAGTCCGGTAGGGGCCACCATATTTGGTTGTAACACGGCGTCTGGCACATGCGTCGTTAGCGGTCTGGTGACGTTAAAAGGGGGGAACCTTGCCCCTAGCTCAGGCAACGAACCAGGTAGCCGGAATGTGCAAGCCACCGTTTGTTGTTTCTCGGGTAAAGGGATTCACCATCCTGGCGATTCGGTGTGACAGCCGGGAAGAGTCCGGCGCATTAATCCTGATTTTCTGGTGATGACTCATATCGTTAGGAGTGATTTGAGTATGCCGATTATATCTGACATTCAGCACGCCTGGGTGGAGTGCTAATGTCTGCATCCCCTCTTGAATCCATGCCAAATTCCCTTAGTGCAGAACAAGCTGTACTTGGTGGCTTAATGCTTGATAACTGCCGCTGGGATGAAGTTGCAGATCGTATAGTTGCTGATGATTTTTATACCAGTGCTCATCGTGAAATTTTCAGTGAGATGGAGAGGTTATTAAGTCATGGCAAACCGATTGATTTGATAACACTTGCTGAAGCACTTGAACAGAACGGTAAATTAGAACGCGCCGGTGGTTTTGCGTACCTTGCGGAGATGTCAAAGAACACGCCCAGCGCGGCAAATATTTGTGCTTATGCGGATATCGTTCGTGAACGCGCGGTCGTTCGTGAAATGATTTCCGTCGCAAATGAAATAGCCGAAGCTGGATATGCGCAGGATGGCAGGGGCAGCAATGAATTGCTGGATATGGCCGAGCGCCGCGTTTTTTGAAATAGCTGAAAAACGACAAAAGAGCGGTAGTGGTCCAAAAGATATCGCCAGCATTCTCGATGCAACGGTATCTCGCATAGAAGAGTTGTTTCAGCGACCACATGATGGTGTAACGGGGCTTGATACGGGATTTACCGATCTCAATAAGAAGACGGCAGGGCTTCAGCCGTCCGATCTCATCATTGTCGCCGCCCGCCCATCTATGGGGAAGACCACGTTTGCGATGAATCTCGTCGAAAATGCCGCAGTCCGTAACTATAAGCCCGTATTGGTTTTTAGCCTTGAGATGCCGAGCCACCAGCTGATGATGCGCTCACTGGCTTCTCTTGCACGCGTTGATCAGACTCGTATTCGAACAGGGCAACTTAACGACGAGGATTGGGCGCGGGTTTCTGGCGCAATGGGGATTCTGTTGGACAAGCAAAATATTTTTATTGATGACTCAAGCGCCCTGACACCTACAGAGCTTCGTTCCCGCGCTCGTCGTGTTTATAAAGAAAATGGTGGTTTGAGCATGATTATGATCGACTACCTGCAACTTATGCGCGTCCCCGAGCTGCAAGATAACCGAACGCTGGAAATTGCCGAGATTTCTCGCTCACTGAAGGCTTTGGCGAAGGAATTACAAGTACCGGTGGTGGCATTGTCACAACTTAATCGTTCACTTGAACAGCGTGCGGACAAACGACCGGTAAATTCAGATTTACGTGAATCAGGAGCAATTGAGCAGGACGCAGACCTGATCATGTTTCTGTATCGCGACGAAGTTTATCACCCGGATAGCGAAATGAAGGGCATTGCCGAGGTGATTATCGGTAAGCAACGAAATGGCCCAATTGGCACGGTGAGATTGGCTTTTAACGGCCAATACTCACGGTTTGATAACTATGCTGGTGCTGACTGGCAAGAGGATTATTGATGCAACGGAAACTAACTAAGCGTAATAAAAATTGGTTGAGCGACATGCTGAAAAAAGCCAATCGCAACCATATGTACCTCAACGACTGGCTATCAATTAAAGGTAATCTCAGTGATGCAAAAATGATCGACAGACATGTTGCGCGCTATGGTGTTTCACTTGTCTTAGAAAAGGCTGAATTAGTATTTTCGGAATATTATTCCATTCCGCAAATTAGCTCCAAAGGAAAAATATGTGGCTATGTGCTCAAACATAAAAGCAAGCTGGATGAGCTTTTAGTCAGGGAAAAGGAGACGCAATGAACATCCTGATCATTGGGCGAAAATTTGAAGCTATCAGTGATGTGAAAACATATACGGAAATGTGGGCTTACAACCTGGCCTGCGCCTTTAGTGAGGCTGGGGTAACATTGCAATACCATCGTCCATATTCCCCTGGCGTCGAAAGCCCCGAGGATTATGTTGAAGCTGTGTTGACTGCTGCGACAGCATGTTCTGCGAAGGCCATTTTGGCACCAGGATTGAGGTATTTTACTACGGTACCCAGGGAAATAGGCATGCAACTGTGTCGCCGATTCTCTGGATGGGTAGCCCAGGTATATGACGGTTCTATGCTGGATTCGGCACCAGTCGATATTACTTTTACTGTCCGCGATGATACCTGGCGGTACCTGGATAATCCCGGTCGGTTAGAACGTCATAATCGCTTTAACAAACATGTTGGATGGGCAGCGAATCAGGAGCTGTTCCATCTGGAAACCAAAACGGACGATGTTCTGCGTATTTTTGTAGACCACGCTGCATTTGATGTTAGTGGTTTTGATCACTCCTTAAGTATCCTTATGAACCTTCAGCGTCTGACCGTTCCGTATGAGGCCAGAACGTTGACTGATGACGGATTGGTTACCATTGATCCGGGGAATATTTCGGTAACTCCATACAGGCGGACGCCGGTGCCAGCAACCGAATTTGCAGCTGAATTGCGTAAGAGTGACGTTTTTATCGTTACGCATCCCGAAAGCCTTGGATTAACTGTACTTGAGGCGGCAATGTGCGGGGCGTTGGTATTAACGCCTCCCGATTGCCTTCCGCCAGATCGCCTGGCTTTGGTGAACCATATGGTTATCAAGTCGCGGATTGATTGGGATGAGGTTATTGCTCGCGTTGATCGCGTGAAAAATGCTGAAAAGGTCCAGTGTCACACCTGGTCGGCAATTGCGGAAAAGATGCTTGAGACGTTTATCACGCAGAAACCGTCGTGCGGTAACGGATAAAAAATTGAACCCGTCATAACAGAAAAGCCCGAACGCCGGGCTTTTCTTAAGCCTTGTCAACAGAGACTTGAGCGGCTTTTATGGATAGATTCCCGCTGGCCTCTATCGCCATACTTCCCCCCGCCTTCAGGGCGACATCCGCGCCTGACTTTATATCGAGATTTCCTGCGGAAGAGATGAATGCCGGACCTTGAGAAATGGCATATAACTCCCCGGCCTCGTTGAACCCGATTGTTGTTCCACTTTTCAAGTGCGTAACGGCCCAGGCTCCGCCCGCCGTCCGGACCTCCATTAGTCCGTTCCGCGACGAAATAAAGTCTTTTTTGGCGCTGGTTGATGGTTGTGCTGGTGCACCTTCGACTTCAGGCGGTACATAGCCTTCACCTTGTCCTGACGCTTCAGGCGGCACATTGGGAGCGCCACCGGATGCATCCTGTGCATAACCGATTATCAATGGCCATCGAGAATCCCCATTGTAGGGAAATTCTATCCATACTTTATCGCCGGGCAGAAATGGTGAAAACGTGTTTGCATTGGACAATATAGCTTCTGCCCACGGCAATGAAGCATCTGGTAACCCATCCATCATGCCGACAACACGTATTTGTGTACGCATCAGACCTTTAGGGTCATCGACGCTTATCACTACAGCCCGATACTTCCCTGTCAAACTACCCATTCACCACTCCTAACTGTGCACGGCTGACAAAACGAAAGCGGTCTTCGAAATGAGTCACGGACATCACTATCATTTTGTCAGGGATAGATTCATCGAGTTCTCCGTCACCTGCCGTGTTATGCACGACAATTTTCAGCGTCGTACCCGGAGTTAGCGCGGCATTTCCTTCCACCAGCATATCGAGGCGGGGGAGAATGAATTTGTTGTAGTTCGCCAGCGCGGTAGGATCGGGATTGCTCGTAAATTTAATGGGGTCTTCCTGGTTACCTGAGTAAACCACACCTTTGGTCATGTCATAACTGGCCATTCTGTAATTGTGGCGGCGCTGGTATTCATAATCGGCATTCAGGATGTTGAACTGACTAATTGTAAATCCGGATGTGTTGGGATTGGCGGACTCATAAGTAAGCGATGGAGCGGCGTTTGCCATTTTTTCCATACTTTTAAAATTGATCGTCCCCCTGGATGCCCAGCACATAGAACCGGTATCCCGGGCTATCTCCTGCAATACCTTGGTCGGTTTTTCTCCAACATTTAGGTGGTATGTGGATGTTTTTCTGAATGAGTCAGCATTTACCTTCAGACCAGGGGCAAGAGAGGAAACTACGGCTGATGGTGGCTTATCAACAAAATACTGTGCGCTGGTGGACGGAACTTTTAATAACCGCACCGGGTTACTAAACGCGTAAATCAGTACAGTATCGTCCTTGCGCGGCGCTTTAAGAACAAAGAACTCTTCCGAGAAGAGGATGCCGCCATGACCTTCCGGATCACCAAGTGAAACTGTCAGTATTGTACCAAATTTCACCCCCAGCTTATTGACCACGTAAGCCGTTGAATCCCTGATCATGAGCATAAGCTGGGGACCAGATAGCTCCCCAGGTTCGACATAGGTACATCCTACGATCATTTCGCGAGGGATTTCGTTCTGCCCAATTGAAACAGATTGCAGGAATAGCTGAGTGCGTTTTGAATCAGTTTCCGGGGCTGTGGTGGTCTTTGTGGCCATCTCATTCCTCCAGAATTTTCGCTTTTACCGTTATGGTGCCGGTGGTTTGCTGCATATAAGCCAGGATAGGAAGTTCCGCCACAACGGTGAGGTTCAATCCAACCGCGAACAGCCTGTTGTCGGCGGTGCCGGTGGTCAGATCCTGAAATGCGATTGATTTTTGCCCTTCTATGTAACAGGTAACCGGTATCTCATAACCGCCGACATTGGCAGTGTGAGTGAAAGATGCCTGCCCGAGGCTGGCATACATTCGTAGCCAGAATGCTAATGCAGTTGTAACCATCCCAAGAGATTCCTTCTCGTCACTGGCTATCCATAGCGAATATTCCAGTGAGAAAGGGATAGTCGATACCAGGGCTTCAATCTCATCATTTTCATTGGTGACATGCCCTTCATCGTAATTATCCCGGCACAGTTCACCTTCATAAATTGAAAATGCGGGAGAACGAGACAGATTCACAAGCGGCATTGCCAGCTTATTTACCGGGCCAGCAGAGGCTGTATCTTTGCGCCCGGCGCGATCGGCTTCAAATGACGACAACCACTCCTTCACATCACTAAAAGTGCCGAGCGTTATGCGATCTCTTGGTGTGCGTTTCAGGAACTCCCGGAACGACTGGTTAATGCGATCATTAAAGCTGACAACTTGTGAGTCGAACGCTTCGTTTAAAGCCTGTGCGAGCGCCGAATCAATGCCATCAATAGTGGCAAATTCCAGCTTACCAGTTGGAGTAAGACCTTTTTTCTTAAAGATGGCCAGTAGCCATTCCTGATTATTCAGAATCACCGATGAAATTCCCTTCAAAGGCGCGTGAAGGCACGCAATAAAACAAACTGCCTACCCTGCAGTGCCGTAATTGAATATTTTATGGATGTACCAGAAGCGGCGAATGGTTGTGCCGTCTGACAGCTGTTCCAGCCATTCGAGCATAGAACCCACTGGCACATTGACGGCAGCTAACCGAAGGATTAAAGCACTGTCGCTAATTCCCGTATTATCACTGCCGTCGTATAGCGCGTAGAAGGCGTCCATCTCATCCGGGCAGTCGAGGGCCGTTATCAGTTCTGGATCCTGATAGTCATATATGCGTTGGTTCGGTTCTATTATTTCAGGTGCCGTTTCAGGTGCATTTTTGTTTCTGTAAGGTATTGCGCGATACAGAACTGCATCGAATGAGTCAGGGTCTAGCTTGATTGCTTTGAGCCAGTCCATCCGCACAAGGTTATTAAAAACTGCATGACCTTGATAACGGTGGCGCACACCAGAATCACTAAGCAGGCCGTGATCCAGATTGGGAAGGTGATTGTCCTCCACAGGATCAACAATATTACCAACGTTAACACCATCGGTTTCGATTTCAGCATCAATATCTTCCTCTTCAATCAGTTCAGAACCTTCGCCTGGAATATCCGGATCCGATTCGGTGTCCGGGAGGTTATCACCAGTCACTTGTTGTGATGGTTCTGTGTCCTCAAACATGTCATCAAAGAAACCAGCCATCGATTATCCTTTCCGTTTACGGGCTTCGTTAATTTGTGTCTCAAGAATGCTTCGCGCCTGCGCAGTGGCAGCGGCCTTGTCCATTCCCTGACTCATGAAAAACTTTATGAGGTTGTTCGCCTGCGTTTGCAGGGCTTTTTTGAGAGCGTCGGCTTCAGCGCGAGCCTGGGCTTCCCTCACCCGCGATGCTTTTAGTTCGGCATTCTTCCTGTTTGCCGTGGTGCGAGCTTTTTTTTAACAACCGGCGAACGTTGTCCGTGGCGCTATCTTTTGCGCGTAGTTTTTTTTTGCCTAATGCATCCTGAGATTTCAGATACAGCTCATACTCACGCGCAGCTTTAGCCTGATCCGTCGTTGTTGTCCGGTTGCGCGCGAGCGATTTAGCCAGTTCACCTTTGAAATAGGTTGTTGTCTTCCGCTTGTCATCGCCGAAGGCTACCTGTTCAGCTGCTTTTTCCAGGGCAATAATGATGGCCTTGTGCCATGTGGGAGACTGAAAACGTGTCATAGCGTGCAAAACATGTTTGCAAGCCACACCAGTCAGATCAGGGTTGCGGATTTTGGGGAATGCATACTCTTTTGGCGGCGCGACAGCATAGTTACCAGCCGTGGCCATATAACGATACCAGTATTGATGGCGTCCACAATCACAGTCGAAAGATACCCGGCCCTTGCAGAGATCGGCAGCGATTCGGGCTTTTTTCGCACCGTCTTCAGCAATTTCCTCAACGGCTTTATCCCATTCCTCAAATCGAATTCTGACACGGTGATGCTGGTGGACCGACTCATCCGAGGCATTAACAGATATCAATGCAAGGTTGTGTTTTAGCCCGAGGAATGTCGCGGCTTTGATCCCTGTGCCATCAGAAACTTTGTTGTTAGCGCGTTTTATATCAATGCTGGTGGACTGCGCCACCAGCTGAGCATAGGTAATGCCTGGTACCGTGCTCTTGAATTTGGTTTTATGAGCCTGCCTTGAGGTGTTGAAACTGCGTATATCTTCGGGCGTAAAGTAGGTGCCATCTTTCTTTTTCCCAAGGCTGAGGAATGCCTCAAGTTCGCGGTTACGCATCCCCATAATCCTTGGGGTGAGTGTACGCCGCGCGTTTCGCCGATTCTGACGCTGCTGTTTACGGATAAGATCGAAGACCTTGTTAAAGTCTTTTGCACTTAATCCATCAGTCTGATAGCGACCAAGGTTGTCGCGAGCATATTCAGTTGGCATTCATTTCCCTTACGCAATGGATAATGTCCCTATCACCTGGCCGTCATATTGGAAATGGCGAATCATTTCGCGGATCCATGTGGCAGGTGGGAGTTTTAATTTTTTGCCAACAGTCATACCCTGAGACTCATCCTCAAGCCCGGCGGCGAGCGTCACAACCCAGCGTAGCTCTGCTATGCCCCACATACGGTAAGCCAGCAAATCCGGGCGATATTGCTCATCGGGAAGAACGTAATAAATCGTCAGATTCTTGTCGTTCGATTCACACATAAGCATCACCTCTTTGCGCAGCTCTGCCCTGAGTATTGGATCGGCTATGTTGCGGTCGTCATACCGCGACAGAGGATATTGCCGGGTGCTTTGGGTTGTAGTGATTGATGTAGCCATAGTCAGCCTGCCAGAAATAGATGATGGTGATTCTATCGCTAGTCATTTGTTGAATATTTAACTCAATAAAAGAAAATTATTAGTGCAATTTTGATTGTGAAATGTATCATTCTGCCCTTAAGTAGGTTCTTCACGAGGAAACAAAATTGGCAGAACGTGTTGATGATGCAGAGCTGAGCATGAATCAATTAGAAGCTCTCAAAGACATGGCCATCGATAACATCAGAAAGCAGGCACAGGTCGTGAGCCAGGTATTTACAGGGAAGTGTCGTTACTGCAATGAACCGATCGAATCAGGCATCTATTGTGACGCTGAGTGTGCGCAATGGCACAGGGAAGAGCAGGCCGCAAAACAGCGTAAATATGGCATGCGACCGGCAGGATTTGACTGATTATGTTGCGCTTTACTGAGGAAGAGTTTCAGGCTTTTAGTGAGCGTCGAAATAAGGGGCGGTCCAGGCCAAAAACCAAAAAGGATCCATTCTTATCGCTTGCGCCGGTAAAAGAAGTTTCTCCACATGCGAAGGCACTTGCAGCACTGGCAAAGAACCCAGACCTGCGCGACGGAAATTGCGAGCACTTCGAGCAGGTTTTCATTTTTGATTACTTCGAACGCAAGCACCCTGACATCTATGAGCTGTTGCATGCAACGCCTAACGGAGGGAAACGTTCAAAAGCAACCGCCGGGAAAATGAAGGCTGAAGGGCAGAAAAAAGGTTATCCGGACATGAGTCTCGATAAAGCATGCGGTATTTATCACGGCATGCGAATTGAGCTTAAAGAACCAAATGGTAAAGCCCCGACGAAAGAGCAGATCGCCTGGATGCGCAGGCTTAGAGAGGAAGGTTACTACGTCGTTCTTGCGTATGGTGCAGAACAAGCGATAACCGCCATCCTGGAATACATGAGCCTTAAAAAGGGTGAGGCTATTGAGCATGTATTGAACGGTGACAAGTGGTTGTACGCTACGTGAAATAATAAATTAATTAGTGCATATGTGTATCTTTGATACAGCGCACATTAACATCGGGAGAATAATCGTGTCATCCAAGGCTAATTATGAATCGCTGGCATCGATCATGCCGCGTAATGAACAGGAAGCAGATGCTGTAGTGGACCCGGTAATCGCTGAAATGAATGCTCGCCTGGAGGCTGAATTTGCAGCTGAGAATGAACATACCACCCAGGGCGACTAGGACTGTTTTTTGTGTCGGTAGCGGTCCGTCACTCACTCGTGAGGACTGTGCTGCTATAGAAAAAAACTGGCTGTTCAATCATCGCGGTTAACAATTCCTGGCAGATGTTCGATGACATTTATGCCTTATACGCCGGTGATTTGTCATGGTGGAAGCAATACGGATCCACCATACCGGGAGGGAAATTCCGCAAAGTGACAGCCAACCTGGCGGCGGCGAAATCATTTTCGTTGGAGTACAGGCGATATTGTGGACCGGCGGAAGGGGTAAATAGCGGCGCGCAGGCTATCAGTCTGGCTGCTGAATCAGGGGCTGAAGTAGTTGTATTAGTCGGCTATGACTGTTCTCTGCAAAACGGCCTTCATTGGCATGGCGCGCACCCTCAAGCCCTACGGAATCCAACGCAGGTGTCTATTTCAAAATGGCAACAGCAGTTCCTGGATACCCGCAAAAAACACGCAGATTTACATATTTTGAATGCAAGTAGGAGCAGTGCAATTCAATGTTTCCCAAGAATAAATTTAGAGGCAGTGATCGCGTTATTATCGTCGGCAGTGGCCCAAGCGCCGCAAACTTTGTTGCGCCGCGCGGAGTGCCGATTATAGCGGTCAATGGGGCCATCGACTGGCTGAACCGCGCTTCTTATTTTTTCACACTTGATCCATCGCCAGACAATATGCGGCGCGTTGGTCGTGGCCGCCGTCGCCGTGGTGTTTGTTATTGCATGGCACTACCCGATGTTAAAGAACGTGAAGTCAGAGACGGCGTTCTGTGCTTCCGTCGTGTGGCTGAACGTGGCATGGAGCCAAAAAATACGAATTCTCCCGAGTGGTGGGCGTGGCGCTGGTCCGCACATTTCGGACTTTGCGAAGATGAGAATGAAATTGCCAGCGGCAATAGTGCATATGGTGCTCTGAACCTGGCTTTCCATATCGGATTCAAACATGTCGCCCTGGTGGGCGTTGACGCTACACAAGAACCACGCGTTCACTCCGGCGGCACGCCAAAAATCTAAGTCACCTGCCTTTGTTATTCCAGTCTGCGCGTGAACGGATTGACGTTGTTTCATGCGGGAAAATGGGAGGTATTCCGCAGATGACTCTTAAAGAATGGCTGAAGAATACATGATGGCACCCACAATTTATCACCGTATCGACGGTACCAAATACAGGAATGTCTGGGTTGTTGGTGATCTGCATGGTTGCTACACCAGACTGATGTCCGAACTCCATCGTGTGGATTTTGACCCGGCGCAGGATTTACTGATATCGGTCGGCGACCTTATCGATCGCGGTACTGAAAATGTCGAATGTCTGGAACTATTGCAGATGCCCTGGTTCAGGGCAGTGATGGGGAACCATGAGCGGCTGATGATTGATGCGTTAAGTCCAGATGGCAACGTGAATAACTGGCTAATGAATGGCGGACAATGGTTCTTCATGCTGGACACTGATCAGGAAATATTAGCCTGGGCGCTGGTGGAGCTGGTAAAGCGTCTGCCCTATATCATTGAGTTGAACACCGGGCAAGAAACTATCGTTATAGCCCATGCCGACTATCCGGATAATGAATACCAATTCGGTAAGGAGGTACCGCTTTTCAACGTTGTCTGGGCGCGCGAGCGTATCAGTGATTCGATGGATGATATTGGTGGCGAAATTTCGGGCGCAGATCGTTTTATCTTTGGTCACACTCCGGTGAAAAGCCCGAAGACATTCTGGAATCAGCAGTATATCGACACTGGTGCCGTATTTTGCGGAAACCTGACATTGATGAAAGTGAAAGGTGATGGTGCAGCATGAAGATTGCTTTAGTTCTTCGCTCTGGTGGTGACTATAACGCTTCCGATGTGCAGTGGCTGGTTAATCAACTGCCAAAAGACTATGAAATTATTTGCCTGACAGACCTGAAGTGTTTACATGTACCTGGCGTCAAAGTTATCCCATTGATCAACCAGTGGCAAAAGTGCCGTGGCTGGTGGGCGAAAATCGAGTTGTTCCGACCGGATATAACCGATGATCTGTTCTATCTGGATTTGGACACGGTTATTGCCGGTGATATACGCCCAATCCTAGAGCATCCACCAACCAGCTTCACCATGCTTAGGGATTTTTACCATCCACAATATCGTGGCAGCGGTGCCCTGTGGATACCAAATAGTGTTAAAGCGCATATCTGGAGTTCATTCTGGCAAGATCCGGAAGGTTGGATTTCTCGTTGTGTCACTACTGAGTGCTGGGGTGACCAGGGGTTCTTACGAAAGGTTATGGGCGATGATACACCAGCATTTCAGGATCTGTATCCAGGATGGTTTGTAAGTTACAAGGCCGATGTTGTGGAACCTGGTTCAAAATATGCGAGCGCGCGTTACTCCAGGGGGAATGGGGCATTACCAAAAGACTGCCGAATAATCTTTTTCCACGGCAAACCGCGACCTCGCGAAGTGTCAGAGGATTGGCTTCCCCTTATCAGCTCATTTTTTGAGCGAGAATTAGAATAATATTGCTCTAATAATTCCATATTTTTAAAACGTGATGTACACTCATCACGTTTTTTTATTAGAGCAATCTACAAGGTGCACTATGTGGCCATTCCGACGGAAATATCACTACTGGCTGATCGCCTTTGTTACGCCGACCGGCGGTATCAGGCATGTCATCACCAGGTATCGCAACAAGAGACTCACCTTAGCCAGAATTTTACAGGCTGCCATAGGTGAGGGACTGGATACAAATTGCGTAGTCCTTCCTCCTTCATACTTAGGAAAAATGACCGAAGCACAAGCTAATACGGAACTTTGAAATGATCACTTCAGCACAAAACCAATCAATCGAAAATGTATCTATCCCTGACGTCCTGAATGCCGGTATCCCGGCCATTATCCAGAACATCCGGGCCGCGCAACGCCGCGTTAGTTGTGATGACCTCACAGCGCGTTTTTTTGATAATGCGGTTCAGTCAGCGGAGATGCTTCACGCACAGCTTATTGATGTTTATAACGCAGAAGCTGATAGCCATAACTCCCTGGTAGATGCAGCTGAAAATATGCAGTTGGATCTCGGTCTGAAGGGTAAAGAAATTGAAGAGCTTCAGCTACAAATTGAACATTTGAAACGCCAGCAACAGGACGCGATCGACGATGCGACGCATGACGCCAACCAGCGTGCTGATAATGCCGAACGTATAAGCATTGAGCTGGAAACAAAACTCAATGAAATGACCGCGATGGTTGAACTGCGGAACTCACAGATTTCAACGCTAAAATCTCAATATAAAGAGATCATGAAACTTGATCCTTTTAACCTTGAGAAACGCTATAACAAAGCTAAAAGCGAGCGACAGGAACTGCGTAAGCAGGTCGCCGACCTTAACCAACAGCTCAAAAAAACTATTAAAGATGCAAGCGAAGCGCGCGTGGCATTTGCTAATAAAAAAGCAGAGGTTACCGCGCTGGTTAATGAGAATGCCAAATTTGCGACGCTCAAGAAGGAAATGTATGGCATTACTGAGCGCCGTTTCCCTGCAAGCAAACTTCATCCGACGTTAGGGCAAATCTCCTTCTTCCCGCGCCTCCTGGCTTATGGGATCTCATCGCCTAAAGAGTTCAATAACGAGCGTCCTTATATCGTTTCTAAGCTGGACTTTGCTTATCAGTTCTGCTGCGACATGGGCTATGCCATTGATATCCGAATCAACGAATGGTTGATGCCAAACTTCCAGCCGTTGGCAATTTTCCGCGAGTTCCAGCCGGAAGGTTGGGTAGAGTTCTTCCATGAATTGATCTGTAAAGAGATGGAAAGCCGCCGCCCGGAATTGGTCCGTCGAGTTGAGTGGGCGCAAGAGGTTATGTTGGCAGATGCAGAGCTGCCGTTCGAACCGGAATTCATTGATGATCTGGCAACTAAAGGGTTGCATACCCTGTTTGATGTGGTTACCCGCCGTCATGAGCAGTTGGTTGTCGAATTGGGTTTAGAGGAAACAGCGGCAAGAAGACTTCTCGATGTTTGCTATGCACGTAGCGATGCATGGGAAAAAGAGAACGGCGGCACTATTTACGTCCGCTGATAGTTACAGCGTCACTTTTAATGCTGGTGGAGTGCGCCCACCAGCATTTTTTTTCGTCCAATGAGGAGGGCATTTGAGTATTTTCAATAAACACGCACACCAGGAACGTCCGTATATCGTCATAGTCGATATTGATGGAACAATATCAGAGGCAACTGAAGACAGACTGCATTTGCTTCCGCCACCAGGTAAAGGTGCATTAACAAAGGACTGGAACGAGTTTAATCTCGCCTGTGACACCGATACTCCCATCACTCCGGTTATTGATATGGTGCGCCAGTTATTTAACGTTTACACGGTCTGGTTTGTAACCGGGCGCTGTGAGATCGCAAGGGATAAAACACGAGCCTGGCTGCGTAAGCACGTAACAAATGGGGCTGAGCCTTTGCTATCTATGCGTCCTGCCACCGATGACAGAAATGACGGCCCTGCAAAGATTGATCTCCTGAAGAAAATTGGTCTAAGTAAAATTGCGTTCGCGCTGGAAGATAAGATTGAAGTGGCGCGTGTTTTCAGGAGTCACGGCGTACTTACGTTAATGGTCAGGGAATATGAAAATGCACTTCTTCATCAACAATAATTGCTCTAATAAATCTTGATTTTTAAAACAGAGAAAGTGAAAATTAAAACATGCCGCAAGGCGCGGCATGTATCCAATCAATCACAGGAGCTGAAAATATGAACACGGCATTCAAAATCATTATGGCCGCGATCTATTTCTGGCTGTTCTCTATCACTTTTGGCGGCATCGTCGCACATGGGTAAGGGGGATGTATGAAAGGCGAAGTGAAAGAGCGCGGCATGATTTTTAACGATGAGATGGTCCGGGCAATTCTTGGCGGGAATAAAACACAGACTCGCAGGATTGTTGAAGAAAAATTCTATGGACGGGCAGTGGCCGCAGAGTTGCTTGCCAAGCATTGTCCATATGGTCAACCGGGCGATCGTATTTGGGTTCGCGAAACCTACCGGGTACATGGCAAAGCGACGGACGTCGCAACGCTGGTTTATCGCGCAAGCGTGCGTAACTCCTGGACAGAACAAACGCACCGGGTTCCGGTCGAGGTTTGTAATAAACCAGTATCAGAAAAGTGGACGCCATCAATTCACATGCCGCGCTGGGCATCGCGCATTCTTCTGGAAATTACCGACGTGCGTGTGGAACGGCTGCATGACATGAGCGAGGCAGATGCTAAAGCAGAAGGCGCAACTCCGGCGACGTACAAGATTACGCCATCTGAAGCTGTTTATCGCGTTGGTTTTGGTGATATCTGGCGCAGTATTTACGGGCAGGATAACTGGCTATCTAACCCGTTGGTATGGGTAATCGAGTTTAAGCGCATTCAGGAATAAACCGTGAGTATGCATCAAGTCGTCAGCTTTTCAGGTGGACGAACATCGGCTTATCTCGTTCATCTGATGGAAGCACAGCGAAAAGCTGGCGCTAGCGTCCATTTCATTTTTATGGATACCGGCTGTGAACATCCTCTGACGTATCGCTTTATTCGTGAGGTTGTGAAGTTCTGGAACGTACCGCTAACGGTGTTGCAGGTCGATATAAATCCAGAAATTGGGAAGCCAAATGGTTATACGGAATGGGAACCAAAGGATATTCAGACGCGAATGCCGGTGCTTAAACCGTTTATGGACATGGTTAAAAAGTACGGTACGCCATACATCGGCGGCGCGTTCTGTACTGAAAGGCTAAAACTCACCCCTTTCACGAAATATTGCGATGACCATTTTGGGCGAGGGAATTACATCACATGGCTGGGTATTCGTGCGGACGAACCCCGTAGGCTGAAACCGAAACCGGGCGTCCGGTATCTTGCCGAACTGTCAGATTTTGATAAGTCGGATGTTATCCGGTGGTGGCGAAAACAACCTTTTGATTTGCAAATCCCGGAGCACCTCGGGAACTGTGTTTTTTGCATCAAAAAGTCAACGCAAAAGCTGGGGCTTGCATGTAAAGACGAACCAGGTCTGATGCGGGTTTTTAATGAACTGGTTACAGGCAAACACGTCAGGGATGGTCATCGCAGAACAGGTAAAGACGTTATGTACCGTGGCCACCTGACGCTTGACGGGATTGCCAGAATGTATGCCGACAGTGACTACAGAAATTTGTATCAGGCGATGGTGCTGGCCAAGCGGTTTGATACTGGTTCGTGTTCCGAATCATGTGAAATCTGGGGTGACCAATTGGAGTTGAAATTCGAAGAGGTAGTGGAATGACAATCGTAAAAACCCATACCGGTACCGTGATCACCAAAGATGGCCCGAAGGTAAAAAAACTGCACCAAACAGAGCGGATGTGGGTCGTCGGCAAAAATGAGTTTTACCACAAAGATACCGGACGCCGCCACTTTGCAGAAAATACGCGCCGTCGACTGCTGTTAGACACCATCAAGCCTATCGAGGTGAAGCATGTTTAAACAGAACGAAAAAGCTATCGCTCAAATTGCTGATTATATCCCGCGTGCGTGCCGGGGTATGCAGTTGCAGGAAGCCAAAGCGCGCCTGGAGAAAAAAAATTGCGCTCTATATTGATGACGGCTGTGATGCTGCCGTTCTTAACGCGGCGTTCGCACCAGCTCTTAACAGTCATACTCGGGAGTCTTTTTTTTCGTGCATCGAAGCGCAACTCCGCAAAGGAGGCAGCCAGTGAGCAAAATTAATTACCGGGCACTGCGTGAGATAGCAAAACAGGCAACACAGGGCGAATGGGTCGCATTTATTTCGCCGGGTACTGGTACGTATGCGGTGCATACGCCCGGTGATAAACGATGTGAAGATGTTATCAAATGGACCGGCTTTGATGGGCTGAAAAACGCAGAGAACAACGCTCGTTATGTTGCCGCATTCAACCCAAAGGTTGCACTGGCGCTACTTGGTGAAATTAAGCGCCTGGAGGACACAAATATTGATGCTATGTGCCGAATAGCACCGCTTGAGACTAAGCTCGCGGCGCTGGTGGCAGAGAACGCCGGGCTGAAACACGCAATGGCCGTAACTCTTGAGCATGTGTCGGTCACGGATGCAGGGCAGGCTGGTGTTGCTGCAATGATTATCAACGATGCCCTACACCACAGCGAAACTCCAGCTACCGATGCTTTTCTGGCTGAAATTCGTGCGGAAGCACGCAACGAGGGGATTAACTATACCGCCAGCCGTCTTGCTGCTGCGTTCAATCACGGATTTATCAATAAGTCTTTGCGTGAAGTTTTCGACGTTACACGCATGATTTTGTCAGCGAAAGAAGAGTTGGCTAATGAAGCGCATCCGATTGATGGCCTGTCTGGTGAATATGCGGAGAAATCCCTTGAAGAATGGGCGGAACAGATTCGCAAAGGAAGCAGCCAGTGAATATCGACACGACAATAACGATCGATACGCTCCTAAATACCGGTCTGGCACTTCTCGGTTGGCTTTACATCATGTCCCGTACATGGCGATGGCTGGGTTCCATTTTCCTAAAACAGTGGAAAAAACGGCGCAAACAGGAACTACGCCAGAAGGCATTAGAAGCGTTCTATGACGCATTTGAGCTTAGCCGCATTGAACCAGGTACAACAGCCAGGATAGCGACAAAAGGCGACCTGATGATAGTGATGTTCCGACAGGAGAGAGCAGAGAAAGGGGAATCAGCATGAAATTTTCCAAATTTTCTGAGTTGGTGAATCGTATTTTGTCCAACAACCACAGCCATCGTCGCGATATGGATGTAACAATCGTTGTTCATTCGCCTGGCAGCATTGGTTCAACACCTTCAGTTGAGGTTCAGTCAATTCACGCTGGTTTTGATTGGGATTCCGGGAAAGTGCTTATTTTCCCATCACAGCCACTGACCACGCTAACACCAGAACAGATTACTGATATCACTGATAGTGTGCGCAAAGGTCAGTCTTGGCACGCATATCAGGAATACAAGAAGCATCAAGAGCAGTTGGAAAAATTGTCGATTGAACTGGATGCCGCAAAACAGCGCATTGCAGAGCTGGATGGTAATCGCACGGCGCTGGCAGTGGAGAATGCCTCAATGAAGCTGTTTATCAGGGGCTGTTGCTACGTGTTTGATGGCCAGCAGGATGAAATATCTGATGCGTATATCTGCGCAACAGACGGAGGGATGCCGCAAATTCCAGCCACCGACGCTTTCCTGGCTGAAGTTCGGGCGCAGGGGGTGGATGCTGCTATAGAAGCTGCAAAAATCTGGTGGCCCAAGAATATGAGTATAAGGATTTCAAAGCGGCGCAGAGTGATTGCTGTATGCACCCTGGTTCAGACCTGGTAGGGAAGGTTGAAATGACTGAGTGGTTAGTTGACTTTGCTGCCCAGCTTCGCAAAGGAGGCAACCAGTGAGCAAAATTAACTATCAAGAACTGCGCGAGGCGGCGGAGAAGGCTACGAAAGGTAAGTGGGCTGTTGAATTCGACGATGAGATTTACTCCACTGACGGCATAAAGCATGAGCAAATAGCTATGGTGTTCAGTGAAAACGAATCTCGTGATGCTGAATTCATCGCCGCAGCCAATCCGGCTACCGTCTTGGCGCTGCTGGATGAACGGGAAAGAAACCAGCAATACATCAAACGCCGTGACCAGGAGAACGAGGAAATTGCGCTAACGGTAGGGAGGCTTCGCGTTGAGCTGGAAGGCAAAGACAGCAAAATAGCCAATCTTACCGCCGAACGCGATGCTCTTCGTGAAGGTGAGATGGGCGACGCTAGGCATAGCAACACACGGGCCGCAGCTGATATCTACTTCCAACTGGTCGAGGAGTGCGAAATTCCTGCTGGCGGATCTCTGGTCGAGTACGTTGACGATATGCGCGAGAAGCTGGAAGCCGCAGAGAAGCGCATTGCAGAGTTAGAAAGTGGTTCTCAGGCACAAAAGTTAGTTGAAGCAATCATTGTTGCGATAGAAAACGAACAGGAAAGGCTTTTTGATGAAGATTACCTAATGGATTCGAAAGAATGCATTGACGTAATTCGTGAAGAAGTAAAGCGATGGAATGATTCCCGTGCCGCTGGCATTCGCATCAACGGAGGTGAGTAGTGCGTGTGGCATGTATCGGCTTGTTACCGTACCCGACTCGTTTTTGGGCTTCTGCGCTAATTGCAAAGCCACATGTCCTGATGGCTGACAACATCATCCCGGCACCAAAGCGCCGCCATACCGGTATTGCAGCGGCACGACGAGCAGCAAAGAGACGCAGGAGAGCAAAGCGATGAAAAACCGTAAGGCAAAACGACTTTTTTTTACAGCGACCTGTGCGTGTGGTGGAGCTGGTTATTAGCAACCATAAGATAGCGGTACTCCATCCATTTGGTCAGGTGGCTTTTGCCGCAAAGCGTAAGCCTACTGCGTCACAGAACAGGCGGAAGAAAGGGTACGCTGTAAGATGAAAAACCGTAAAGCAAAGATTCTGTTAGTTCGTAGAAACGCTCCTGGCGTCTGGCAGTGGGTGAGACTCAGCAACCGACGGATGGGGTTGATGAAATATTACGGGATGATGGATTGTGGTTTTTGCAAAAGCCCAGCGCGGCGCAAAACCGCTGGAAAAACCATTTGCGCACTAAAGGAGAGTGATATGGCGTTAACACACCGCGAACTCTGTCAAATTGCGTACAAGTTCCTTAAGCGCAACGGGTTCAAGGTTTGTTTTCATGACCGCTTTATAGCTGTAACCAGTACCGGAGAACAGCCAGATGCTATGGGGTTCAGAAATTCAGCATCATGCCTGATAGAGGCGAAGTGTTCTCGTGCTGACTTGTTGGCAGATAGAAAAAAGCGTTTCCGTAAAAATCCCTCACTTGGCATGGGCGACTGGCGATTCTTTATTAGTGAGCCGGGAATTATTTCAATTGAGGATTTACCACCTGGCTGGGGATTACTTCACGTTGTTAACGGAAGAGTACGGAAAGTACATGGGTGGCCCAAGGGTAATTGCTGTTGGGGTAATCCTGACGATAAGCCATTTACTGGAAATAAGCAGGTTGAATGCGATTACATGTTATCTGCATTAAGGCGCATGGAGTTGAGAGGGCACCTTAATGAAATATATGACGGTGTAATTGTTAATAAGAAAGAAGGAAACGCGGCATGATCACTATTACCAAAGAGCGACTGCTGACAATCAAGCAGTGGCGCGAAACATACGGACCTGGTAGCAACGTTGTACTGCCAGCAGAAGAAGCGGAAGAGCTGGCACGGATTGCTCTGGCATCGCTGGAAGCAGAACCGGTGGCATGGACTGATGAAGAGGAACTGCGCGATGTCAGGAAGTATGGTTTCGGTGAGATATTTCAGTGTCCGCCAGATAAATATGCGGACCCGCGTCGTGTAATCTCGCTGTATCGCGAGCTGCCAGCACCGGTAGTGCCAGATGATTGGCAACTCGTACCTAAGAAAATAACACTGGAAATGGAATGTGCTCTATCAAAAGCTGATAGCTATGAAATTGGTTGGCTATGGGCATTGGCAGCCGCACCTAAATACGAAGTACAGAACGCTAAACGCGTGCAAAACGCGCTTAACGCCTGCCGCGCCGCCATGCTTCAGTCCGGAAACTTTCGGGAAAACAAGAATTCGTCAACCAATAATTTTCGGGAAATCGCGGAAACGTCAACCAACTATCCGGCAATTCCTAGTGAGGTGTTGTCCGCAATCCTGAAGGTTGCCAGGATTCGTGCCGATTTCGATGATTTTGACGGTGACAGGCGAGGTATCGGTGATTGTCTGGATGAGGCTGAGCAAGAGCTTATCGTTACCATTAACAAATATGCCAGTCAGTTGGCAGCAGAACCGATAGCGACTAATGACGTTCGAGAGCAGCAGACAGCCGTTCCGCCAGTTCCGGAAATACAGGATGATGTCGCGCAAGCAATTGAAAATCTCAAGCAGAAGTTAGTGGAATGCAATCGCTATAACTACTGCGCAGATGCAGTTAAAGGCGTAGAGGATGCCTGCCACGCTGCCATGCTTCAGGGTAGGGAACGCCTTGTTCTGGATGCCGCTACCAGAACCGCCGCAGGAGGCGAAATGATGGATGTAAAAGAGAAGGTTTTGCAGGTGATGCGTTCCCGGGCTGCCCTGCAAGATAAAGCTCTCGGCGGGGAATATCCATTCAGGATGGCAACCTGGAATCTGCGGTTGGCAATGGAGAAGGAATTTCCTGATGAAGAATGGCGGTCGGCAGATTTGCGCAAAATTCTTATGGAGCTGGCTAAAGATGGAACAGTATCCAAAGATACCCATGCCAGCCGGATTGGTCAGGCGGTATGGAGACTGGAGGTGAGGTAATAAGCTGGCCTGAAGCATTTGCGATTGTAGGCGTAGCTATGGCGATTGCCGCTATTTTTATCTTCTGGGGGTAACGATGGGAAAATTAACTTTTGTAGTCGAATTTGAGGATGGCAAAGAGCCACCTGTTAGCGCCAATCTTGATGTTGCTGGTGGCAGGCTGGTTTCGGTTCTATTTGGTGATTACCGCGACGACTTCTTTCAGCCTGAAGAAGTTGATGTAGTGCGAGAAGCATTAAACGAGCTAAGTGTTGATAACGATGATGCTCATGCGGAAATCATCAAAAATGAACTGGAACTGCTAACTCACTAAATTATCAATTATGGTGCTATCACCTACGACACCGAGAGAAAATTTATAATGTCAAAAGTAAATGTTTTTGATTTTTTCAGCAATTGTTGGCTTTGGTTTTACTGCCGGAGTGCAGATTTATATTACGTGGGAAAAAATCATCAACTACGCATGGAGTTGTTTTATTAAGTGAGGTAAGTATGTGGAGAGGTAATAATCATGGCAAAAGCCAGATGATACTTACCGAATATAAGCTAGACCACAAAACCAATAAATCACGCTCAGTATATTTGCTCCGGCACAATAGCCGCGTAAGAAATACCGTGCTGGAACAAAATCTGACAGTTGAAATGGATAATTGCGGGGGATTCAAGCCAACAATTTCGCTTGATGATTTTCCTCGTGGTTTAAGCGAAAGAGAAGCAATGCTGAAATTAGCAGAATGGCTACAAAGATTAAGCATTGCTATTGAAGATAACTGGTCTGAACCTTAAATTTATATGATGACACTAAAACATTTTCTTGACCGCCCATTATGGGCGGCAGCCGCAGGCTATGACTTTAATTATATGGATTGCATGTCTTATACTGCCAATGCATACGACCATTCGTTCATCCTGCTGTTTAATTCTTTAAGAATATTGCCGGAAACAGAAGTTGGAGAGCTTCATTTATGGCTATTGGGCTTTATCGCGGCTGTCGTTGGTATTGCTGTATGGCCTTTTATTTTCTGGCTGGTGGCTGTTGTAGTGTGGTTTAAGTGCAAGACATACCGGAAAAAGTATTTCTTAGGTGATGGAATGACTGATATTGCCAAAATGAACATTGAAGAATGGACTAAGGAATGTGAAAAGAAATGGCGCAAAAAGAAATGACCAGAATCACTGAAGAGCGCATATCAGAGATTATTTCCCGTATCGAAATGTATGGTCACGGTGCTGGATATACGGCAGATGAAGTATTGGAAATAGCCCAGCAGATGCTGGCCTTGAGACAAAAAGAGCAACATGAAAGTAATACGTGTAGATTGAATTTTGAGCATTGGCTGGAACAGCAACGCGGAAAAATCGATGTGGACTGTGGTTGTGTGTCCACTGAAACATTCATGCACTGGCTGCGGGTAGCTTACGAGGCTGGCAACTATCCGGATATTCCGGATAGTTCGGTGCCAGCGCCAGGAAAGGGCGTCACCGGTGAACGTATCCGCATTAAGCCGCATGTTTATCGCGAACTGGTTAACCGTCTCCACGATACAGCGATCAAGTGTGCTGGCACCCAGCAATTACGAGAAAGAATTAGCCGTGTTTTGGGCGACGTTATTACACCAGATCATCATAAACAAGCCGAGAAAAGTGACCTGGAAAGGTGTCACCTTGAGGCGGCATTAAACATTAAGCCGGGGCATACGCTTGGCATTATTGATGCACTATTGGTTCATAAGATGGCCAGGGCTTTATTGCCGCTGGTGGCTGAAAAGCATGAGGTGGACCATGCCAACGAAAGCTGAATTACAGGTGCGCGTAGATGAGCTGAAAAAGAGAACGCGAGCCTCAAAAAAATGCTGTCGCGGGCGGAAAGGGAATTATCAGGCAAATTATTGCCAGAAGAACTGCCACCAGCAGATATACTAGATCGAGTGTCCCAGTGGATGAAGTCTTTTGGTTTACCGTGGGAGGCTTTTTGGTGCTACGACCATCGCAGATGGTGTGATGAACTTGATAGCAATTTTCCCTACTTTGCGGAAGGGAACACCTGCCCTCAATGCAGGGGATAGCATTTGACGAAATCGATCACCCTATCCTGAACTTCAGAAAGAAGGTCTTTTTCACGCGCCAGGACGTCAGGATATTGACGTTCTGGCCTTACCAGATGCCGGAGCTTCCCATTAAGCAGAATGGCCTCAGAAAACACTTTTACGCTGTGCTTTATCCCCTCTGTTTCACTTTTCAGCGTCAAAATAAAGCGCAATTGCTTATTAGCCTGATTCGGATTCAATACACGAATTTGCAGTTCGTCTATGCTGTTTCGCAATGGGATTGATGCCACCACACTGGTGCAGTCTCTGATTGTCTGAATTGAACGGCTAACATTGAGAACGTTATTGTGCATGTGCCTGATCCACTAACTCCTGGAGGTTTCTTGTGTCAGATCGAAATATAGCAGCTAAAAGCCAGGAAGAGCGAGACAAGGTGAACGTAGACCTTGCCGCCAGCGGCGTTGCTTACAAAGAACGGCTGAATATACCTGTGATTGCAGAGCAGGTGGCCCGTGAGCAACCGGAAAACCTGCGCGCCTATTTCATGGAACGGCTACGGCACTACCGGCAGTTAAGCCTCCAGTTGCCAAAAGGGAGCGATCCGGTGTATCAGAACGAGGATGCACCAAAAAAATAACGGCAAGATGGGGGAGAAATGTGATTAGCCCCCAGCGTGGCGCGCCTACAAACCCCGCTTTCACAAACTATGCCTTTTCAATGTATACTGTATGAATAAACAGTATCATTGAGGTAAAACGCTATGGGCTTCCCTTCTCCTGCGGCGGATTATGTTGAAAGCCGAATTTCTCTTGATCAGCAGATAATTAGACATCCATCAGCAACCTACTTCATGCGGGCAGCTGATAGCCATCACCGTGAGGGAATATTGCAGGGTGCTTTGCTGGTGGTTGATTCTTCGCTTACTCCAGTTGATGGTTCGCTGCTTGTGTGCGCTATGGAGGGTGAATATCGCATAAAGAGATACAGGAAGTATCCGCGCCAGCACCTGGAGGATTTAAGCACCGGGAAGAAAGAGGCGTTACCAGTAGATGACGATGGATGCACGGGCAGTAATGCTGTTTTTGGTGTGATCACTCATGTCATCAATGATGCCCGAAGTGGGGAGTTTGATGATTGTCCGGTTATTTAAGCTGCAAAGGGCTGGTGCTTTATGCCTGTGAGGTTTATAATTGTGTACACATAACGAGTACACGAGGTGTTTATGCAATCCATTAACTTCCGTACCGCGCGCGGCAACCTTTCTGAAGTGCTCAACAATGTTGAAGCCGGGGAAGAGGTTGAAATCACCCGCAGAGGCCGTGAGCCAGCAGTAATTGTCAGCAAGGCTACTTTCGAAGCCTACAAAAAAGCGGCGCTGGATGCTGAATTTGCATCCCTGTTTGACACCCTGGACTCCACCAACAAGGAACTGGTTAACCGATAATGAGGCATATATCACCGGAAGAACTTATTGCGCTTCATGATGCGAATATAAGCCGCTACGGCGGCCTGCCTGGCATGTCAGATCCGGGCAGGGCAGAGGCCATTATCGGGAGAGTTCAGGCCAGAGTTGCCTACGAAGAGATCACCGACCTTTTCGAAGTCTCCGCCACCTACCTGGTGGCTACAGCGAGAGGGCATATATTCAATGATGCCAATAAGCGTACCGCGCTAAACAGCGCGCTGCTATTTCTACGCCGTAACGGGGTGCAGGTATTTGATTCACCTGAACTGGCAGACCTTACTGTAGGCGCTGCGACTGGCGAGATATCTGTATCTTCTGTCGCCGACACGTTACGTAGATTGTATGGTTCTGCGGAGTAGATTAATGGCACGCAAATACAACAAATTGTCCCTTGAAGCGTTAAAGATGCTTCTTGATGGCGTGAGTCGCCGCAAGGTAAAGCAATACCTGGTTGGTAAGCAAATTGGAGTCAGGACCGCTATTGCTGTGTTATGCCGTCAGGAAATGGTTGTGCTTAAACAGAGAATGCCGGGCAGCAGATAAAGCCCAATCAGTGATTAAAGGTGTGATGTGAAAGCCGTAATTACTCCCTTTGTACAGAAAGAGCTTGGCCTCGCCACGTTCAAAGTGGATCAGGAGGTCAGAAAACTGGTGGAGGCTGGCCGTAAATTTATCATGGAGCCGGTGCCGCGTGAGTTAATCGAGCACATGGAAGACGGCCTCGTTGTTACCGAGCAAACCATGGCAACAAATGAGGCGTTGCAGCCGTTTTTTAACAGCGATGAACTGTTTCGCCGTATTGGTGGAATTGACGCGCTGGTGGCGTGGTTGCGTAGGAAAGAGGGTCAATGCCAGGCCGCAGATCGTAGTTGGTGTGACAACCATATTGTCCACGCTGAACGAGACAATAGCGCGGTGTTGTTGTGCTGGCATCACGATAACCATTACCGGATGCGTGGTTTTAATGAGCTGAAAGAAACGCTGCACAATAATCGCGTTAACTGGATACTGGATGTCGCCCGTCAGGAAATGGGCCTTTCAAATAGCCATGATTTAAGTATTCAGGAGCTGTGCTGGTGGGCTTTCATGCGCAACATGATGCACCTGATGCCGGAAGAAGTCTGCCGCATATCAATAAATAAGATGAAGGCTACTCCGCAGGATAGCGGACCTCTGAAAGAGGCGGATATTCGCCCGTATGACGATCGCGCTACAGCATATGTTCAGATGATGGAAGAACGCGCCGCGCCGATGCGTGCAAAAGTATGCCCTGTGGATGTTGACTCCGACCCAGGTATGGCGCATTTCAAAATACCAAAACTTCAATCGCTAAAATTGCCCGAGTACATGGACTTTGTGGCTTCCCGTCCATGCTGTGGCTGTGGAGCTGCGGGAGCTGGCGCTCACATTACGCCTTATATCGTTCGTCATAGTCGATTATGCGCGCATGACATTTATGCTATTCCTCTGTGCCAGTCATGCCAGCGTGATATTGAGCGTGACCGCGATAATTGGGAGAAGACGCACGGTAGGCTGGCGATGCATCAACGATTGTTCTTTGATTACGCGCTTGGAGTCGGCGCTATCACAAGTCACTCGTCGAGCGTTAGATAAAATTGCTCTAATGTATTGCTATTTCTTTAATCGAGGGTATTATATTCCACGTTGATTAGTTGACATGGGCTAATCAGTAGGTGACAGGATGTTACTTAACTGGCAGGGACGCCACTTCATGGAAATAAATCACTCACGAATAACATCGTACGAGATTGCGGATTACATGATCCGCACTAAATCTCTTCTATCAGCGAAAGAACTCGCAGCAATTCTTGAAAAGGAATACCCGCATCTGGATGTCGATAAGCGCGATGTTTATCTGCGCTTAAAGGCTATCGCTGTGTCTAAGTATTCGTCTGTTTTGATTGATGACAGTACACGCCCACGTAGATTTCAGATCCACTCTCTGAATCCTGAATTCTTTCGCCGCAGCCGCGCTCCGCGCCGGTTTGATGAAAAACTCCAGAACGAACTCTATATGACGCAGGACGAAAAGGAACGCCGGGAGCACCAGCCTTGGGTGATGGCGCGTCAACTTTTCAATAAGGTGGTCCGTCAGCACCGTCATTACGGTAATGCCACATCCGCACGTATCTGATTGATTGCTTGCCCGTTCCGGGCCTTTTGACATGTGACTTTCGTTACCCTCGCGTCAAAAAGAGTTTTATACGAAAGGAAGCATAAGTGACCTGGGACGATCACAAGAAGAATTTTGCTCGCCTGGCGCGAGATGGTGGTTACACCATCGCACAATATGCCGCCGAGTTTAATCTCAACCCAAACACCGCACGTCGTTATCTCCGTGCATTCAAAGAAGACACCGGAACAGCGGACAGCCGTAAGCCAAATAAGCCTGTCAGAAAACCACTAAAAAGCATGATCATTGATCACGCTAATGATCAACGTGCAGGTGATCACATTGTGGCTGAAATGGCTGAAAAACAAAGAGTTAATGCTGTTGTCAGTGCCGCAGTCGAGAACGCGAAGCGCCAGAATAAGCGCATAAATGATCGTTCTGATGATCATGACGTGATCACCCGCGCCCACCGGACCTTACGTGATCGCCTGGAACGCGACACCCTGGATGATGATGGTGAACGCTTTGAATTCGAAGCTGGCGATTACCTGATAGATAACGTTGAAGCGCGGAAGGCCGCGCGCGCTATGTTGCGTCGGTCCGGGGCTGATGTTCTGGAAACCACTCTTCTGGAAAAGTCTCTCTCTCATCTCCTTATGCTGGAGAACGCCAGGGATACGTGTATTCGCTTGGTTCAGGAAATGCGCGATCAGCAAAAAGACGATGATGAAGGAACTCCGCCTGAATACCGTATCGCGAGCATGCTAAACAGCTGTTCCGCGCAGATAAGCAGCCTGATCAACACCATTTACAGCATCCGGAATAACTATCGAAAAGAAAGCCGGGAGGCGGAAAAGCACGCTTTGTCTATGGGGCAAGCTGGCATTGTTAAGCTGGCATACGAACGAAAGCGTGAAAACAACTGGTCAGTGCTGGAGGCAGCTGAATTCATCGAGGCGCATGGAGGGAAAGTACCGCCCCTGATGCTGGAGCAAATCAAAGCCGATCTGCGTGCTCCTAAGACCAATACCGATGATGAGGAAAGGCAAACAGCCGTCGGTGGCCCTTCTCTTGAAGATCTGGACAAAGTTGCGCGAGAACGGGCCGCCAACCGCCGCGCCGATGCCGCATTGTGGATTGAGCAGCGTAGGGAAGAAATCGCCGATATCGTTGATACAGGCGGTTATGGAGATGTTGATACTGAAGGTGTATCAAACGACCCATGGCTGGAACAAGACCTGGACGAAGACGAGGAGGAAGACGAAGAAGTTACCCGCAAGCTATACGGGGATGATGATTAATGGCCAGAAGTTGCGTAACGGATCCACGTTGGCGCGAGCTGGTGGCGCTATATCGTTATGACTGGATTGCTGCCGCTGATGTTTTGTTCGGCAAAACACCTACCTGGCAGCAGGATCTGATTATTGAGTCTGTGCAGGAACAGGGTAGCAAGACATCTGTTTCGTCTGGTCACGGTACCGGGAAATCAGACATGACTTCTATCATGATCATGTTGTTCATAATCATGTATCCAGGTGCCCGTGCCATTATCGTTGCGAACAAAATTCAGCAGGTAATGACCGGTATATTCAAGTACATCAAGATAAACTGGGCTACTGCCACCAGCCGTTTCCCATGGCTTGCTGATTATTTTGTTCTGACAGAAACCGCTTTCTATGAGATTACTGGTAAAGGTGTATGGACTGTAGTACCGAAGGGCTTTCGTCTGGGAAGTGAAGAAGCTCTCGCCGGTGAACACGCAGATCATCTTCTGTATATTATCGATGAAGCCTCCGGTGTCAGTGATAGAGCTTTCGGTATCATCACCGGTGCTCTTACCGGACAGGATAACCGCATCTTATTGCTGTCACAGCCTACACGCCCAAGCGGCTATTTCTACGATACACACCATAAACTGGCCAAGCGTCCTGGTAACCCTGATGGCGTTTATACGGCGATCACGCTTAACAGTGAGGAATCACCGTTGGTAACGCCAGCATTTATCAAAATGAAGCTGGCGGAGTACGGCGGGCGTGATAACCCTATGTACATGATTAAGGTACGCGGCCTATTCCCTAAATCACAGGATGGCTTCCTTCTTGGGCGTGATGAGGTTGAACGTGCAACGCGGCGGAAAGTCAAGATTGCAAAAGGATGGGGCTGGCTTGCATGTGTGGACGTTGCTGGTGGTACGGGACGGGATAAGTCCGTTATCAATATCATGATGGTGTCCGGCCAGCGAAATAAACGCCGTGTAATCAACTATCGAATGCTGGAATACACAGACGTTACAGAAACGCAGCTTGCCGCCAAAATTTTCGCAGAATGTAATCCTGAGCGATTCCCCAATATCACCATAGCGATAGACGGCGATGGCCTGGGTAAAGCAACGGCGGATCTGATGTACGAGTATTATGGTATTACCGTACAGCGTATACGCTGGGGTAAAAAGATGCATAGCCGTGAAGATAAGAGCCTGTACTTTGATAAACGTGCTTATGCCAACGTTCAAGCCGCAGAGGCCGTAAAATCTGGTCGTATGAGACTGGATAAGGGTAATGAAACTATTGAGGAAGCGTCGAAAATCCCTGTAGGGATTAACTCCGCAGGTCAATGGAAGGTGATGAGTAAGGAGGATATGAAGAAAAAACTCAACCTGCACTCACCAGACCATTGGGATACATATTGTTTCGCTATGCTGGCTGATTATGTTCCCCAGGATGAAGTGCTTAGCGTCGAAGACGAAGCGCAGGTTGATGAAGCTCTGGCATGGCTTAATGAATAACTCATTGACCATGCCGGATAGAAACTATTGCGCGCTTTCGGGGTTGTCGTTTACTGGCTGCCCCTTCTTAGTGTTACGGCTGCGCGTAACTGATGCGGCTGATTTGACCTTTTTCTCTTCGCGAGTGATGGCAATTTGTTTTTTTACATTTTCAATATCTGCCAGGCGATATATTTTTGCCTGCGGCCAGCGGTCGCAGATGATCGGTTCTATAGAGTCATAAAGGCTAAATTTTGCTTTCTCGAATTCACCGTTGATGATGATTCCATCACGGAGAGTTTCATCGCAGATAAACACACCACACAGCGGCACATGGTAACTAACTGATTTACCATCATTGTAGTTAGGGCTACTGGAAATGTAGTGGACGCGCAGCATTGTTTCGCTAAAGCCGTGTACACGCATACGGAATTTTTCATCCTCCGGGTACTGCTTCATTAGCTCTTTTGTTGCTTCCAGGTTCTCTATGTATTTCGCACTGTGCTCATTGATCCCCGCGCTTTTCTGGATGCGAATGTCCTTATCAATCAGATGAATAATGCGGCCAGCGGTCATGTTGACGCTGTTCACAGCTTCTGTCTGATAAGTCGTAACCTTACGCACACCGCGAAGGATGTTAGGCACTGGATATAAAATAGTCTTTGGGATATTGAGGTCTGGGTACTGTTCCAGTTCCCGCGCCATTAAAGTCCATTTATCAATTTCAGCCTGAATGCTGTCCGTTTCTTTGAACGGCAGAACGACAACCGGGCGAACAGGACGACCGTCGCTGGCGGCATCAACGTGTTGGGCGCGTGCAACAGCTTTTTTTAGAAAGAGATCCCTGAAGCTGACGAACTCCTGGTACAGTTGTTCGCCGTAGACATAATTTATCATTGATCCTCCTCCAGAATTGACATGGCCAACAACTCACAGCGGATTACACTGGGAGTTGTTGGCCACCATTATAGAAGGATCCAACGAAAATAATAGATTTATTAGTGCATTTATTGTGAGTCTGGCTGGTTAGTGGCCATGAGATATTCGATTGTGTCAGTGAGATCATCCAGGTCGTCTTGGGTGATGCGGTACTCCTGATTGGATATCTTTGAGTAGTGTTCAGCAATGGCGCGGGCAGCGTCGGTTTCGGCGGGGTCTACAGATAAAGCGTTAGAGCAATGTCTAACGTCGTCGATGGTTGGTGGAATGAAAGCCATAATTATGCCTCACTGTATTGACAACACAGAGCCTGAAGCTCTGACCTACTGTTTCACCCATGATCCATGCTGGGGTAATCTAACAACATTGCGCTGTGTGTAAGATGAGCAATGCATAGCTGTAATGCCGTTGTATAAGGTTTCCCTGTTTGCTCATTTCCTTCTGAGCCGCTCTACAACGCTGAAGACACATTAAATAGTGAATCCAAAGTCGTATTACGAAACGGCGGCAAAACTATAATTTATTAGAGCAATTGTCAAACAACTATGAAAAACAATCCAGTTTTTGGCTGGTGGAGTGGGATTTTTCTCTCAAAATTTATTGCTCTAATAATTCTTGATTTTTATGCGCAGCTGGACGTAAACTCCTCTTCGGACCTAATAACTTCGTATAGCATACATTATACGAAGTTATCTTAAGGGTTATTGAACATGATCAATTTACCTGTAAATCCATACAGTTCAATACCTTATCAGGTTAAATAGTGATCACTTGATCATTTGATCAAGGTTGCGCTACGTAAAATCTGCGAAATGTTGGCAGTGTTAGTGCTCCAGATTTCGCGTAGCGCACTTAGCACCACCAATCAATCAGAGGTGAAAAATGGGATATTCAGCTGCTAAAGTGTCCACTCATCTTGAGCTTGAGAAAAACCGTGGTTACTGGCGGGCAAAAGGGTTTGATCGTGATAGTTGCCAACTGTCATTATCGCGCGGTGAAGAGAAAATAGAACGCACGCGCGGTCGCTGGCGTTTCTATGACGAGAACCATAAACAGGTAAAGGCAGAGCCAATCCTGTACACTTTACTTAAAACTATTATCTGAGTGTTAAATGTCCAATTTACTGACCGTACACCAAAATTTGCCTGCATTACCGGTCGATGCAACGAGTGATGAGGTTCGCAAGAACCTGATGGACATGTTCAGGGATCGCCAGGCGTTTTTCTGAGCATACCTGGAAAATGCTTCTGTCCGTTTGCCGGTCGTGGGCGGCATGGTGCAAGTTGAATAACCGGAAATGGTTTCCCGCAGAACCTGAAGATGTTCGCGATTATCTTCTATATCTTCAGGCGCGCGGTCTGGCAGTAAAAACTATCCAGCAACATTTGGGCCAGCTAAACATGCTTCATCGTCGGTCCGGGCTGCCACGACCAAGTGACAGCAATGCTGTTTCACTGGTTATGCGGCGGATCCGAAAAGAAAACGTTGATGCCGGTGAACGTGCAAAACAGGCTCTAGCGTTCGAACGCACTGATTTCGACCAGGTTCGTTCAACTCATGGAAAATAGCGATCGCTGCCAGGATATACGTAATCTGGCATTTCTGGGGATTGCTTATAACACCCTGTTACGTATAGCCGAAATTGCCAGGATCAGGGTTAAAGATATCTCACGTACTGACGGTGGGAGAATGTTAATCCATATTGGCAGAACGAAAACGCTGGTTAGTACCGCAGGTGTAGAGAAGGCACTTAGCCTGGGGGTAACTAAACTGGTCGAGCGATGGATTTCCGTCTCTGGTGTAGCTGATGATCCGAATAACTACCTGTTTTGCCGGGTCAGAAAAATGGTGTTGCCGCGCCATCATCCACCAGCCAGCTATCAACTCGCGCCTTGGAAGGGATTTTTGAAGCAACTCACCGATTGATTTACGGGGCAAAAGATGACTCTGGTCAGCGATACCTGGCCTGGTCTGGACATAGTGCCCGTGTCGGTGCCGCGCGAGATATGGCCCGCGCCGGAGTTTCAATACCGGAGATCATGCAAGCTGGTGGCTGGACCAACGTAAATATTGTCATGAACTACATTCGTAACCTGGATAGTGAAACGGGGGCAATGGTGCGTCTGCTGGAAGATGGCGACTAGCCGTTTATTTACGCTTGATTGCTCTAATTATTTGATATTTATGGTGACACATGCGGAAGGATTTCAAAATAGACGGAAAATATGTGGTGCTGTCTGTAAGCTCTCAAATTCAGTCACCATCTGTCATTGTCACCGTAAAGTTGAGCGATAGGATGCCTGATATCGACTCGATATCTGTTGCGTTCCCCGTTAAAAGCATGCGGAGTGCTGAACATTTTTGTGATGAATGCAACGGAGGAGGAAGCGCGGCGCGGGCTTACTAGAGTGATGGCGGAATTTGGCGAACTCCTGGGTAAGGTAAACAATGCCCTTTCAATCAGTTCAGCAAGATCCAAAGCGTTAACAGCTTCCATGATGAAATAAAAAAGCCTGGCAAGGAGCCAGGCTGCACAAAAGAGCGGGTTTGTATTGGGGTCTGACGCTCAGTGGAACGAAAACTCACGTTAAGGGATTTTGGTCATGAGATTATCAAAAAGGATCTTCACCTAGATCCTTTTAAATTAAAAATGAAGTTTTAAATCAATCTAAAGTATATATGAGTAAACTTGGTCTGACAGTTACCAATGCTTAATCAGTGAGGCACCTATCTCAGCGATCTGTCTATTTCGTTCATCCATAGTTGCCTGACTCCCCGTCGTGTAGATAACTACGATACGGGAGGGCTTACCATCTGGCCCCAGTGCTGCAATGATACCGCTAGACCCACGCTCACCGGCTCCAGATTTATCAGCAATAAACCAGCCAGCCGGAAGGGCCGAGCGCAGAAGTGGTCCTGCAACTTTATCCGCCTCCATCCAGTCTATTAATTGTTGCCGGGAAGCTAGAGTAAGTAGTTCGCCAGTTAATAGTTTGCGCAACGTTGTTGCCATTGCTGCAGGCATCGTGGTGTCACGCTCGTCGTTTGGTATGGCTTCATTCAGCTCCGGTTCCCAACGATCAAGGCGAGTTACATGATCCCCCATGTTGTGCAAAAAAGCGGTTAGCTCCTTCGGTCCTCCGATCGTTGTCAGAAGTAAGTTGGCAGCAGTGTTATCACTCATGGTTATGGCAGCACTGCATAATTCTCTTACTGTCATGCCATCCGTAAGATGCTTTTCTGTGACTGGTGAGTACTCAACCAAGTCATTCTGAGAATAGTGTATGCGGCGACCGAGTTGCTCTTGCCCGGCGTCAACACGGGATAATACCGCACCACATAGCAGAACTTTAAAAGTGCTCATCATTGGAAAACGTTCTTCGGGGCGAAAACTCTCAAGGATCTTACCGCTGTTGAGATCCAGTTCGATGTAACCCACTCGTGCACCCAACTGATCTTCAGCATCTTTTACTTTCACCAGCGTTTCTGGGTGAGCAAAAACAGGAAGGCAAAATGCCGCAAAAAAGGGAATAAGGGCGACACGAAAATGTTGAATACTCATACTCTTCCTTTTTCAATATTATTGAAGCATTTACCAGGGTTATTGTCTCATGAGCGGATACATATTTGAATGTATTTAGAAAAATAAACAAATAGGGGTTCCGCGCACATTTCCCCGAAAAGTGCCACCTGACGTCTAAGAAACCATTATTATCATGACATTAACCTATCGTATCACGAGGCCCTTTCGTCTTCAAGAATTTTATAAACCGTGGAGCGGGCAATACTGAGCTGATGAGCAATTTCCGTTGCACCAGTGCCCTTCTGATGAAGCGTCAGCACGACGTTCCTGTCCACGGTACGCCTGCGGCCAAATTTGATTCCTTTCAGCTTTGCTTCCTGTCGGCCCTCATTCGTGCGTTCTAGGATCCTCCGGCGTTCAGCCTGTGCCACAGCCGACAGGATGGTGACCACCATTTGCCCCATATCACCGTCGGTACTGATCCCGTCATCAATGAACCGGACTGCCACGCCCTGAGCGTCAAATTCCTTTATCAGTTGGATCATATCGGCAGTGTCGCGGCCAAGACGGTCGAGCTTCTTAACCAGAATGACATCACCTTCCTCCACCTTCATCCTCAGCAAATCCAGCCCTTCCCGGTCTGTTGAACTGCCGGATGCCTTATCGGTAAATATACGGTTTGCTTTCACACCTGCGTCTTTGAGTGCTCTGACCTGAAGATCAAGAGACTGCTGACTGGTTGAGACCCGAGCGTAACCAAAAAGTCGCATAAAAATGTACCTTAAATCGAATATCGGACAACTCATGTCTATTATTACAAATTTACGATTTAATAGACATATTAATGTAACAGTTTTACGATGTCCGATAATTTATAACATTTCGTACGGTTGGAAAAAATGTTACTAAATGCCCGTCAGGCAGGGAGGCCGATATGCCCGTTGACTTTCTGACCACTGAGCAGACTGAAAGCTATGGCAGATTCACCGGTGAACCGGATGAGCTTCAGCTGGCACGATATTTTCACCTTGATGAAGCAGACAAGGAATTTATCGGAAAAAGCAGAGGTGATCACAACCGTCTGGGCATTGCCCTGCAAATTGGATGTGTCCGTTTTCTGGGCACCTTCCTCACCGATATGAATCATATTCCTTCCGGCGTCCGGCATTTTACCGCCAGACAGCTCGGGATTCGTGATATCACCGTTCTTGCAGAATACGGTCAGAGGGAAAATACCCGCCGTGAGCATGCAGCGCTGATACGTCAGCACTATCAGTATCGTGAATTTGCCTGGCCCTGGACATTTCGCCTTACCCGTCTTTTATATACCCGGAGCTGGATAAGCAACGAACGTCCTGGCCTGCTTTTCGATCTGGCGACAGGGTGGCTTATGCAACATCGTATTATTCTCCCCGGAGCCACTACGCTGACCCGGTTGATTTCAGAGGTAAGGGAAAAGGCGACGTTGCGCCTGTGGAACAAACTGGCACTGATACCGTCAGCCGAACAGCGTTCACAGCTGGAGATGCTGCTGGGGCCAACTGATTGCAGCCGCCTGTCTTTACTGGAATCACTGAAAAAGGGCCCTGTGACCATCAGTGGTCCGGCGTTTAATGAAGCAATTGAACGCTGGAAAACTCTGAACGATTTTGGCCTGCATGCTGAAAACCTGAGTACACTCCCGGCTGTGCGCCTGAAAAATCTCGCACGTTATGCTGGTATGACTTCGGTGTTCAATATTGCCAGGATGTCACCGCAGAAAAGGATGGCGGTTCTGGTTGCCTTTGTCCTTGCATGGGAAACGCTGGCGCTGGATGATGCATTGGACGTTCTGGACGCCATGCTGGCCGTTATCATCCGTGACGCCAGAAAGATTGGGCAGAAAAAACGGCTCCGCTCGCTGAAGGATCTGGATAAATCTGCATTGGCGCTCTCCCCTGCATTGCCTGCTATATGCATGGAGTAATATCTGAAGAGGTGTCTCTGCACCATATCTCCGGTCGTACCGCGCCGGGTTGTCACAAAAAGCAGTTGCCACTTTGTAGATGGTACCACCAGCATGCAGCACCGGCTGAAGTAAGAGAAAAATACCCCTGGCTGGTCCCTGTTCATGCCGATGGTGTGGTTGGAGGCAAGAAAGAATTCACCTTGCTGAACAAGTCAGAGATGGAGTTACTGGCTGACGCCTATGAGATGGCAAACATCATGCACTAATAAATATATTATTTTTAATGATAAATGATTGACAACTGACAAGTGACTTCAGTCAGAATCATCACACGCCCGGTACGGATGGATCCCTTTTCAAATATTCCATGGACGGCACAGTCTGAGTACCGGGCGCTACCTTCAGTTGTATTGCTAAGCCGCCGCTGGTGGCTTTTCTTTTTTGTAGGGGGCGCTATGGATAAGAAAATATGCGTTGTTTCGATGAGCGTCGGCAAACCGGCGTCAATGACTGCTGCATGGATCAATAACGAGCTGATAATGGCTGAGCGGACCAGCTACCCTGAACGCCGCCGCGATATGGAACTCCAGCTGCTGCGCGAATTGCGAGAAAAAGAGGAAAAGGGTTTTATCGTGCTGGTGGAAGAGGAAAACAGCTTTATTACTGGTCGAGTTGGCCAGCGTGTAAGGTTGCGCGATCCCTTCATGAACGGCAGGCCGGTACTGATTGAAGCAATGCAGATTTACAAGGAGCTGGAACGCCAGAAAGCGATCAAGTTACCGCGCAAGGAATCCGGCAAATACATCCTCCACCAAAGCATCTTCGATTCCGAACACGATAAAAAAGGCGATGAATTTTTCAACATCAACTGGAGCGAAATAACGACAGAGCATGTTCTGACGTTACTATGTTGCTTTGCGACGGAATACAACAACGTTGCCAGCGCCGAGTACATCAGGGCAATGGCTTCTGAAGTGGATAGTCGTGATGACTCATCGCTGATAGCGTCATATATAAACATCATCAAGAAAACTCAAATTATGGGATGCGCTAGAGTTCCTCAAGGAATACTCACCGGAAAGAATAATATTCTATAACCTACGAAGGTTATTTGTTACTTTCTGCGTAAACCCACAACTAACCTTCCTAAGTTAAGGAAGGTATTTATCATGAAGTGTAGACATAAGCGTATTATTACATGGGCTTAACCACAACCTTTCCGTATATATCAAGTTTTGATTGTAATACGTTGACGTGAGACAATTCTTTATTCGAACTAACTTTATCTAAAATTATATTTTTATCTTTTTCAGTCATGTTATACCCTAAGGTAATTTGCTTGAATGCAGAAAAAGGAATTTTCTTTAAGTTAATTTCATGATAGTCATGAAAAACATCAGGATACTCATTCAATAGGCAATCATCAATCGATGGAGAGACAATGCTTCCTATTTTTCTCTCGCAATCAGCCAATGGAAAAATAATTCTACTTTCATTTTCAGGAAGCCACTCTTCACCTTTTGTATAAAGAAGCCTATTAATAAAAAGCTCGCGAACTGGATCTCGATTTAAGATCCCATGCAATGTATTATCTTTATTCTTTATATCTATATTCCTCGATGGCGCAGGATAGCCATTAAATCGCACAGCGCCTTTATAATAGGTTACAGATGCTCTATCTTCTGGATTATAACTAACATCACACGGCCGATATATTTTAAAAAAATCGTGTGTTTCATCGAAAACTACAGCAAACCCCTTTCCTATCGATGCATAATGAGTCCACATGTGTAGATTGCAATCACTTTTTGATAGAGAGAATACACCAAGATGACAGCTTACGGCTTCTACTAAATAATCGTTAAGGTACGTTACTATTTCTTGGAGTTTAGATTCATCATATGAATCCATTGAGGTAAAACCTTCATTGATTAACAAGTGTGGAAAATCCTCTCCGTATCGTTTCCCGCAAGGTTTTAAATAATACTCTAACTCTTGTATAGATGGGACATAAGATGGATCTCGTTGCATTTTCTTAAATTCATTTCTAGCCCATGCGTAATCGGCTGGTGAAAATTTATTAAAAAATGGAAGAAGTCGCGACTCACTCGACGGATCATTAAGATACTTTGGTTGCGTTGCTCTAAAGAAACCATCCTCCAGACAAGATGTTCTAATGTGCATGCCCGGCCAAGGTTTTTCCATATAACTCTCGCCTATATATTTAACTAACACTGTATATCGATCCTGTTGTTTAAGCCCATATCATATGGGCTTTAAATGATTATTAATCAGCGTTCAGAAGCAATGCGTTATCTATGATGATCTGCTCCCATTCTTCGAATGCCCGGTCGCGGACGCCCTGGGGAACACTGTTAGTTTTGAAATCGACGACCGTCCGCCATTTTCCGTCAGGACGGTACATGCGCAGAGCTTTACTTCCCCCTTCCCTGCGCACCTCAACGTTATGCTTATCAGCAAACTCTTGCAATGCTCGTAGCGTCCCATGCTTTACTGTGTAGTATCGCTTCTTCAAGTTTTCTCTCCAGCCTGTGCCAAGGCTTCAACTTCCAAATCGTAAGACTCAAACTCATAGTCCTGGTCGTCAACCTCTTCAGGCACTGGCAGTAAATGCCAGGCTGAGTATATCTGACCATTATCAAAACGCTCCTGGCTGTAGAGCGTCGCAGCTATGAGCGTCAGCGCCGGGCGGTCATAACGGTAAATTTTGCGAACGTCACGGTCAACGAGACGACCGAAATTACCATAACCGCGCTCCAGTAATAATTTTTTAATTTCCGGCCAGTATGGGCCATAGCTGCGGTACAGGCGGGGATTTTTCAGTAATCGCCCGCGTAGCCCTGACAGGAAGAAATCAACGTATTCGTCTTCTGTCTTTCCTAACAACGCTGTACGGAGTACCGCCTCAAGATATGTTTTATTCGGTTTTATTGTATCAGATAGTGTGGCCATATTATGCGACGCCCGGCGAACCGGGCGCTCCTGTTATGCGTATTGTTGGATGACGGCCAGAACGTCCGCCACGTTGTGTTTTGTCTCGATAATCCACCAGTTACCCGGGAAATCGCTGTTCTTCGCCTTCGCTGGCAGCCAGCGAGCGCCGAATTTCGCCTTGATTGCGTCTTTCGCACGGAAAAGAACGCCTTTCATGCCTGAGGCTTCCTGAAGCCCAAATACCTCGCCAGCGGCGAATTTTGGTGCGTACATCATCTTCAGGTCGGCGGTGGATACGCGATAATTCAGACCAAGAGACTGAGCTATGCTGGTGGCATCACCCTGTATTGATGATAACTCTTCTTGTTTCTCGTTTCTGGCGGCAATCTCTTCCTCCGTGATGTTGCCAAGGGCCAGGTTTATCCGATCAGCGTCGGCCTGTTTCTCTTCATCGGTGCGCCCGGCAAGAACCGTGTTAATTCTCTGCAATATCTCCACATGATTCTTGCGCATGCTGAGCAATTCCGGCGTAACCTCGTTAAGATCCACCAGCCCAAGGATGGCAAGGTCGGAAAACATTGATACCAGGTTGTAGGTCATGCGATAGCTGAGTTGACCATAGGCTGATGGCAACTGCACCGCATCCATTTTATAGGCATCCATAAATTTAGAGCCGTCGTTTACGACATCCGCAATTGCCGGTGTGATTTTTCCTGTGGTGGCGGCCTCCCTGATTGCTGTTACCCACGATTGAGTCAGCGCGGAAACTGCATGATTCAGATTGGCTTTGCGTTCTGCTGCAATGCGCGCGCTTGCAGCGTCCATTGACTGTTTGATCTCGTCTTTATTGCTGTAAATGCCAATGGTGCCAAACTGTGCTGTGGTGATCTCATAATCTGACGCCCGGAACTCATTGGTACCGAAAATGGCATTGGTGACTTCAAGTTCAGAATCCCCGTTACGAGTAGCCCCCTGGCTTGTTTTTTCCGGCATTCTGGCGATCGCATCCGCTATTTTCTCCTGAATTGCTTCAGGGGATAGCGTATCTCCGTATGACGCGATTACATCGCCATAATTGGAGCCAAACAGTTCAACCAGGAATGTTTCTGCCGAACGGATCTGGCGGTTATTCCCTTCCGACATCATACCAAGCACCCATTTTGCAATTGACGACTTCAGCGCGCCGTCACGGCGATCCGGGTAAACCGCATGCTTCAGTGGGTCCGAATAGGTACCAACAAAATCGATGCTATAGCCTGACTCTGTAGTCTGAACGCCGTATGAGTCAGTGATTTTGATCATGCCGCGCTGCTGGAAACGGTAGAAATCGTCACAGGAAATGATGTCGTTAATCCCGGCGATGGAGACGCCACCACTGATTTTCTGCATAACAGCATCTTCATCGGGAGTTACATCAACCTGTTTATCCAGCGTCTTCACATCCCAGTTACCCGATTTGGTACCTTTGAAGGTAAAGATAATCTCCACGTCTGCGCGCTGGCTGTCGAAGTCCAGCGACTTAATGCGAACGATATCACCGGCACAATCGTAGTATTGGCCTACACGCCATGAGCGATCGCCGATAACAAGGAACTCACTCGCATGGTTAACCAGGTCAGGATCAACATCCAGAATGCCTTTATTTATTGCATCCTCCACCAGCGGGCGCAGGCGTTTGATATCCGTCGCGGCCTTCTGAGTACGGTTCAATAATTTCTCATAGCGGGAGATGGCTTGAGAGATATTAGCCTTGCGCTGAATGGCGCTTTTCAACGACGCGCGATACTGTGCTAACAACGTACGGTCTGTGTGATGGACGCTACCCCAGCGGGCTTTCCAGTCTGCGTTATCAGCTGCTTTGGCCATTACCGCCTGTTTGAATTTAGCTACCTCGGCGGTGGTCTTTTCAAGTTCCGCTTTGCTTCGCTCTAATTCAGCGGTAAGTACCTCCACATCCTCGCCAGCTGCGTGCTGCGCCTTGATGTAGTTCTGAAGGTCGATAGTAGCCTGTTCTTTCTGGCGAGCGCGTTGCGCGGCTTTCGCCTTATCCATTTGAACCTGCATCATTGCCAGACGTTCGCCATCATCCTTAGCGGTATACATCTGCATTTCGATCATATCGTTGGCGTCGGCGTTCTCCATTTCTGACTTATCTGAACGGAGGATATCGGAGATCCAGCCTGCTTTACGCTTCAGCGTCTTCAGTCGGTATTCATCGAAAGAACCCTTGCCGCAGTAGTAGTGAACGCGAACGCTTGCACGGTTGGAGCCAACTCGGGCACCGCGACCGTTACGCTGTGCGATACTGGCTGGTGTCCATGGCAACGTCAGATGATGGATGTCAGTCGTTCCTCGATGCAGGTTGATACCCACCTCTGCCTTTTTGTTGCAGATGATGATCGGAGTCCGTCCCTCCTGGAAGTCGGCAGCAATCTTTTCCAGCCCGCCCAGCGACATTTCATTTTGCTGCGCGATATAGGCGTCATACAGAGCCATTTGCTCGTTGTATTTCGCTATCTGTGCATCTGTTGGTTCATCCGGTAACTCTTTCGGCGGTTTAACCGCTTTCAGTTTCTTACCGGTTTTACCTGCCTCGGCAACCGTCTGAGCATTCAGGATCCCCACCTTTGAAGGTTCAAGGTTAAGAGCATTGCAGATAATGCGCTTGAGCTTCTGGTGCTGCGTTTTTTCATCGGTGAAGATGATTTGCTTACCTTCCGGGAAAAACTCCTTCAGCGTGGCGATCAGCTTCGCGTATTTTGGTGTAACGGGGTGAGTTACGGTCTGTTCGTCAATGCCAAACCTGGCCAGGCGCTTATTCACTTCCTGCTCGAACGCTTCCGGAACCTGCAACTGAATAAACTCGCCCTTATCTATCAGGGAGTATTGCGATTGCTGCGTGATTGAATCATCACTGTCGTCGTCTTCGCTGGTGGCTTGTTTAGGCAAACTGTCCGCCAGCTGCTGCACCGCATCGGCGTACTCCGGCAGGAAACGATAGGTGATCCGGCGATAGTACAGGTCCATGTCAGTACATACGCGGTCCATATCCCTGATTATTGAGAAGATCGGACGGGCTTTCTCGTGCTCAATCACGCCGTCTTCATTGACCGAGGTCGTTACGCCATTGTTGGCTTTGGCTGCCGCTTCCGCCTGCTGACGCAATTCTTCATACGCCGCCAGTTGTTCTTCAGTAAGTGGCGCATCCTGCTGGTGTTCGTCCAGCTCCGGGATCTCCACGGTATCCTTAACGTCTTCCGCTGTTTTAAGCGTTGTCCAGCGATGGAATATGCCGCGCAGCGCATCAAGGTTTTCAAAGCCCACCAGCGCCATTTTTTCTTCAACTTCACCGCTGATTTTCTGTACCGTTTCCAGCCTGGTCTTGCCGAAGAATTTAACGAAGTCATCAGGACCGTAGATCCCCATCTTCTGCCAGTATTCTTTCGGCAGAACATGAGAAAGCATGTTGTATGCATCGATCGGGGTGTTAACGACTGGCGTTGCAGTCAGGAGAACCGGTCCGCGCCCGCCATTCTTTTTCATCAGGTACGCGTTTTTGATTGCCATATCTCGCGCCGATTGCGCCACCGCGCTGGTGGGCAGATAGGCCAGCTGTGACGCTTCGCGACCATTTTTATAGCTATTGCGGTAGTTGTGGCCTTCGTCGGCGATCACGCTGTCGAAGCCCATATCCTCAAAGTACGGATACTTCTCTGCTTTTTCGGTACCGGTATCTGAATACTCCGACAATACCCGGCGACGCGCCGCCTCTTTGCGGTGGGAGTCGGAGTCCATTGCGCTGGCTACGCGCCCGGCGGCAACGAAGTCATAAAGCATGTCTTGTGCATGCTCATCTACGGTGTCATCACGTAGCGGAATGCGGGCGTATTGTTCTTTGGTAAACACGACTGCACGGTAATTTGAGTGCGGGATCGCGTTCATCCGCGCCGTGATAGTGGCTTCATCTGCCAGCTTAAGAGCATCGCGCATAACTGGAGTGCCATCAGTACCAAGAACAGGTTTACCGTTCTCATTGAGCACCGGCACCTGGCGAATCTGATCGCCATCCATCAGCACATCAAGACCGACGAACAAGTAGTTACTGAATGCCTCTTCACTCAGGAATTCTTTTGCTTCGTAATACCAATTTTCCAGCACTGATTTAGGCACTACATAAGCAGTACGGGTGGAGCGACCGTTCTCATAGTTGAACGCCTCAAGCGCCAGCGCGGTCGTGGTTTTACCCAGCCCGGTGCCGAAGCCCAGGATGCCGCGCCCATCTTCGGACAGTCGGCGCACCTCGCTATTCTGGTAATCAAATGGCTGGCGCTTACCGCTTAATCCCTTCAACCCAAGCGGATCGCCAGAGTGTTCATACGGGATATTGCTATTGAACACATCGTTGTATTTGGCAACCAGCTCATCGTAGCGATCGTGCGTCTTGATCCACTTATTGAACTGGTCCTCAAGCAGTGCCATCTGCTCGCGGTAGCCGTTCGCCGTCGCGCTATCTTTGCCACCGATACGCGCACCATTGAGATACTTTTCCAGCTGTGCCGGGAACCCGGTCGCGTTTTCACCTGATTTACGGTCCCACTCGTAGCGAATCTCACCTGTTTCTTTATCCTTGCGCTGGACGACACCGTATCGGTGCCCGACGAACAGACCATCACCACCGTGATAGGTGTCAGAAACCATTTCGTCGCCTTCCAGCTGCACTGACTGCACATAGCGCAGATCCGGATAGCCGTTTTCCTGCAAAAATTCCAGAATGACGGAACGGTCGAACCAACGGCTATTGAGCTTAAACCGGATATTCTCTGCTGGCGTCTTGATGCGCTTCTCTTCGATAGCTGCCAGCTGATTAAGGACGTTGTTCTTTACTGGACCGTCGGGGAGTGTGGCGAGGAATTCCTGTTTTGGAGCCACTATCTCGTTAATGTCGCCGCTGGTGGCGCGGGCGAACGGAACAATCCCGCCATACGGTGAAACCGCAATACCAGGGGTGCTGGCCAATAAATTAAGCAACTCTTCATCACTGGCTGGCAGTTCGCCGGTAAACGCAAGGCGGAAATCATCGAGCTGGATTGGATCGCGGGTGAGATCGCTATAGAGATAACGCAGGGTGTCCTGATAGCTGGTGGAGTCATAACTTGCGCTGGAATCATGCGTAACCAGCTTCCCTGTCAGCTCGTCAGAAATAGTGCCATCCAGCTTAATTGCACCACGGAAAGCAAACCAGGCGCGCGCACCGCTCCCCGACAATTTCGCTATCGGACCGCGACCGGGGTTACCAAAACGGTCAATCTCTGCCTGCAAACGGGATACCAGAGAAAGGCGCTGCTGTTCGATTTGTTCAGCACTATGCCCGGCGGCCTTCATGTCCTGATATTCAATTAACATCCGGCCAATCATCGCCCCGCGATACAAGCGTTCACGGTATTTTTCAGGCTGGCTGTTAATCCAGTCCACCAGCTGCACCATATCGTCGCTGATTGATGTGGTGTACTTATCGCGGACATTTGCCATCTGGGTAAATGTCATGCCGAGACGGCCTTCTGTTGTAGTCAGGTTACGCTGAAGAGCCTCCCAGCTATCCGCGCCATAACTGGCAGCATCGATCTTAAGTTCCTTCCCGGCATCAGCTTCAATCCAGCGACCACCAGCATATTTTTGCCATACGCCATTAATCAGGCGCATTTCCCCTTCACCAACAACGTCTGCGGTCGGTGACGGTTCAGCCATATCGAGCAAAGACCAGTCGATACGGCTTTCGAAACGATGAATCAGCTTCGCTTTAAGAGCCTGGTTATCAATCTGACCGTCGGCACGAACCTCAATACGCCCCTGGAAGCCCTTTTCCTGGGTGCCATGAACAAACCGGCGGCCGTCCTTTTCAAACCACTTGCCAGAAATAAACGTTGGCCAAAGCACATTTGCCGATTCGAGAGTGCTTTCATCCACCAGGGGGATTTTCTCAGCCATCTCTGCCGGATGTTTGCGCATCAGCACCACATCAACAACTGTACTGGTCCCGTTTGCGTCAAAAGTACCGGTAGGCAAGCGGTGGGCACCAAGAAATTCAGCTTTCCGTGATAGGCGCAGGCGTAACCGCTTCATGTTTGAACCTGAAACAATGGACGGCGGCACAATCACGCACATGAATCCGCCTGGCTTTATCTTGTCCAGCATGCGGAGCATGAAGTAAGAACCCATGTCCGTTTCTTCTGCGTAAGGCTTATCGATGTTGCGTGTGTTATCACGACCACCGAACGGAACGTTACCCACAACATGGTCGAATGAATCGTTAGGCGTGCTTACAGCCAGTTGTTCGAACGGAGAAATCTGTACGCTGTCTTCCGGGTGCAACAGCTGGTTTATACGACCGGAAACACTGCTGATCTCAGTCGCGGTCATCACCGTACCAACCGGTTTTGTCTCATTAAAAACGCCGGTTCCCGCCGATGGTTCCAGAGTGTTACCTACGTCCGCGCCGTAGAGCTTCATGATCTCCCAGACACCTTCAGCGATCGGCTTTGGTGTGTAATATTCGGAGACGGACCCGCCAATGCCGCCTTCGCCGGTGTACCCAGCCAGGATCTGGCGCTGTTCATCTGTCAGTGTCGCGCCGTCCACCAGCGAATTAAGCAAATCTATCGCCTTCTGATTCGCCTCCCGGCGTAGTCGGTCATAGCTTTTGCCTTCCACCTTTTCCACGCCGTATCTAATCGGCGCTCGGTGAGATGTTATTGCACTAATGTATTTCAATATTTCGCTGACACTTGAACAGCGAAACACCCCCATAGATAGCTTGTTCATTGGTAATCCTTAACAAGTGACTAGTGTTAAATTTCCGTTCAAACACGATGCGAATTATTCTAATTAAGGTGCAATCTTGGCAGACAATAAAATCACGCTATCCTCGGTCAGGAAGGCGCTGGCGGGGGTTTTTAAAGACAACGGAGAACGGGACAACATCCTCCTGTCCGCGCTGGCTGTGCACGGCGGAAGTGGGTATTTGTTTTCTCGCGCAGGGGCACCGGTACAACTGTCCGGCTTCTTAGGCGGCAAACCGGGCGATAGTGGCATGGCTGGTGATGGGCTGGTGGATGGGAGTCGCTTTATCTTTGATGAAGTTCAACTGCCGGAAGACCGCTTGCAACGCTATCCGCTACTCGAAGAAATGGCGGTTTACAGCACGATCGCCACCGCTCTGAACATCCATATTACGCACGCGCTCTCTTTCGATAAGAAGACCGGACAAACCTTCTCTATCGTGCCGGTACACAACGGAAACGATAGTGACTATGACGCCGCGCAGGGGTTGTGTGACGAGCTGATGAACGACATCGGGCGAACCATCAACAAAGAGGTCGCCGGGTGGGCATTTATCATGTCTGTATTTGGGGTGGCTTATGTCAGGCCATACGCCAAAGAAGGCATAGGGATCACGTCTTTTGAGTGCTCCTATTACACCCTTCCGGGCTTCATCAAAGAGTTCGAGGTAAGCGGTAACCTGGCGGGATTTAGCGGCGATTATCTGAAGGACGCGTCAGGGAAAATGGTTTTCGCCGATCCGTGGGCCATTATCCCTATGAAAATCCCCTACTGGCGGCCTAAGTCAAACCTTATGCCTGTGCACACTGGCCATAAAGCATACAGCTTGCTGGATAATCCGGAAGAGCGCACGCCGATTGAAACCCAGAATTACGGGACCAGCTTGCTCGAATACGCCTACGAGCCGTACATGAATCTGCGTTCGGCGATCCGCTCACTGAAGGCAACGCGTTTTTAATGCGTCGAAAATTGACCGAATCATCGGCCTGGCGATGAATAGTCTGGATCCGGTAAAAGCAGCCGATTATTCGCGCACCATTACTCAGACGCTTAAACGAGCAGCTGACCTGATGGAAAAGCGCGCACGCGGCGCGAATAACATGCCTACGGTGACCAATACCCTGCTGCCTATTATGGGCGACGGCAAGGGACAGATGACTATTGATACTCAGACCATCCAGGCTGACATCAACGGCATTGAAGACATTCTCACCTATATGCGCCAGCTGGCGGCAGCACTTGGCCTCGATTACACCCTCCTGGGGTGGGCAGATCAAATGTCCGGCGGGCTTGGTGAAGGTGGATTCCTGCGCACGGCAATTCAGGCCGCCATGCGCGCCTCATGGATCCAGCAGGGCGTAGAAGAGTTCATTCAGCGGGCTATCGATATTCATCTTGCTTTCAAGTACGGCAAGGTATACCCGGAAGGTGATCGCCCGTACAAAATCGAATTCCACTCCGTTAATACCGCTCTGCAACAAGAGCACAACGAAAACCGCGACTCGCAGGCGAACTACGCCACCATCGTTACGCAAATCCTCGATGCCGTCAGCAATAACAGCGTCCTCGCCAATTCCGATGCATTCAAACGTTACCTGTTCAGCGATGTGCTGGAGATTGACGAAAAAATCTCTGAAGCACTGGTGAACGAACTGAAAGCGAAAAGCGAGGACGACGATCACCTGATGGATTCCATCATCAAAACACCGCCACAGGAACTGGCGCAAATCCTTGAATCGGTCTTTAAAGAGGGAAACGAGAATGACTGATGTTTTGAAAACGGTCACTGACCGCTTTTGTCTCTATAGTAATGCTAGAAAAGGTCGCCAGAACGGGCGACAGTATGTATTAAGCGCGGTAAAGACCATGCTTGAAAGCAAGGAAACTCAGGAAGGTTTACGCCTTGGTGAGCTTTTCGGCTATTACGGTCACGGTCGCCGACAGCTGACCGGCAAACTGGAAGTACCAGAAACCAGCGTGATCATGGTGGAAGGTCGCCCGGTCGTTATCGACAATGTTCCAGCTTGCCGCACAGTAGCTATATCCGTTGACGACAACGGCATCGTTACCCATACACAGGAAATTCTTAACACAGAGCCGGGTAAAATTGTCGCCGCGATGATCGAAAGCCGAGCTGGTGGCTGGAGCTGGGCCACTGGCGGGCGTGAGTCCGGGAAAATCGCTGTAACCACCAGCTTCCATGGTGTGGATTATGTGACAACGCCGAACTATATCAGTCTGGATCATCCTGCCAGCGCCGGAATGTTTGAAAGCGCGGATTCTAAATCTTTACTGGCAGAGTCCCTGGCGGCGCATGGGTACTCCGACGAGTCAGTGCAGGCCGTTATATCCCATTACGGCAAAATGGCTGAACTGGAAATGATGGTGGAGGCGACAGAGCGTACGGCAGAACTGGAAACTGCACTACTCGAAAGCCAGGGCCGCCACCTCGAAGCAATGGCCAAGATCGCAGATGCTGAAGCGCGAATCGCTTTGCTGGAGGAAACAGCGGGTATCCGCGACGATGTGCTGGCAGCAATGCAAGACGAACTGGATAACCTCCCGATCTTCGTCTCCGCCGCCCAAAAAGACGCATTCCGCCTCAAAGAACCTGGTGATGCAAAAATCGTTGCCACACTTTTCGAATCTCTGATCAAAGTTGGCGCACGCAACTTGCCTGTCACCAAGAAAATTAAGGAGGTTCCGCAAGCGGCTAACGTCCAGGCACCGCGTGAGACAAGCATCATCACGTTTAATAATTCAATCAATCCGTTTAAATAACCACCAAAAATAACCCCGGCAGCTGCCGGGGTTCTCGTTAACTATTATCGCCTTCGTGCCATATATTTGCGCACCGCGCGGCGTGGACAATCTGAAGCGGTTTCTTTCTGCTGCATCAATCTCGCAGCCATGCTCAAAAATGTCAGGCACAGCCGAAGCCCGGCATACAATAGCGGTTCCAGTGGCCACGTCTCATTGAGCACATATACCGCCATGAAAATCGAGTCAAAAACTATCGCCGCCAGCGATAACTTCATTGTCGAAAGTCGGCGGAGCTGCCGGAGTTTATTCATTGACAAGCCCCGTCAGGCAAAGCTGGCGTTCTTTTTCACGGCGAATCTTTAAACCTCGCAGGGGCACGCCGTTACTGTTCACGAAATCAGGGAGATGGTTACACATATTCACCCATTCCCCTTTCTGCGCCCACTTGTGGATGGACGTTTCTACTCGCATGCCTCGCGCTTTGCTGTAGTAGGTCCGTAAGCTATTGCATCCCATATTGAATGCCGCGCTTGTCATTGCACTGAAGGCATTATCGGGCATGTCTTTGCCCCGGAAGTGCTGATTAATACAGCGTTCAGCGATCAGGATATTCTTTTCCCAATCAGCGGCGATTTGCTGGTCGGTTTTTCGCACACCCGGCGTTACCCCGTGTGTATTACCGATCCCGTCAGTCCATACCCCCGCCGGGCACATGTATGGATCACGTCGGCAACCTTCAGCGTTACCAATCAGCTCAAGCCCCGCCTGGTTGGTTCGCACATTGCCATTACCCATCACGATGGTAATCATCACCGCGATAGCGCAAATTGCACCGCCTCCTGCGGCTGTTTTTCCCTTCATAAAGACCTCATAAGCGAATTTTTTTACGCTCCAGGACAAACACCCATTCACAGCCAATACCGACTGACTCGATCCCTTTAGAAGGCACAGGATAATGCAAATCACTTGTTAGCTACGTTTCAAAGATATACATTATTGCTCTAATTAATTTATTTTATTAGGTAAGATAAGTGGCACAACGCGGTGTAAACAAAGTCATCCTGATTGGTACCCTGGGGCAAGACCCGGAGATCAGGTATATACCAAATGGCGGAGCGGTCGGAAGACTCAGCATCGCAACGAATGAATCATGGCGCGACAAGCAAACGGGCCAACAGAAAGAGCAAACAGAATGGCATAGAGTCGTTTTGTTCGGGAAACTTGCTGAAATTGCGAGTGAGTATTTACGAAAAGGTTCTCAGGTCTACATCGAAGGGAAACTTAAAACCCGTAAGTGGACAGATGACGCCGGTGTAGAACGTTACACGACGGAAATTATCGTCAGCCAGGGCGGAACTATGCAAATGATCGGCGCCCGCCGCGACGATTCACAGTCCTCAAATGGCTGGGGGCAATCAAACCAATCTCAAAACCACCAGCAATACAGCGGTGGCGGCAAACCTCAGAGCAGCGCCAATAACGAACCTCCAATGGACTTTGACGACGATATTCCGTTTTAGAGTTAACTTGTGAGTTATTTGTAAATAGTTCATACACAGGCCCCTGTTAATACAGGGGATTTTTATTTCTAGTAACTATAAGAGGTGTTAATTATTAATTGACAATCTTTAGTGTTTCGCGCACCTTGCAAGTATCCAATATTTACTGATTGTGGACGCATAAAGAAGATCCACAGCGTTACAAATTTGTATTTCTTTCTTCAGCAATTAAGCAGGCGACTTGCTCTATCCTGCCCAAAGGAACACGTATGACACACTGCAAAGAAAATACTTGGTATGAGCGTCAAGGGTACAATACCACCCGCCCGAATGAGATAAGGTCGGAGTATGAACGTGATCTTTCCCGGTTAATCCACTCTTCCGCTTTTAGGAGATTACAATCGAAGACGCAGGTGTTGGGATTGGGCGAAAGCGATTTCTACCGTACGCGGCTAACTCACTCTATGGAAGTAGCGCAAATTGGCGGCGGTATCTTGTCTCAGTTGTCTAAGCGCGATACAGATGAGGGGGGTAAATTCTTACCTGACCCAAGCCTGATGCAGGCTATCTGCCTTGCTCATGATATAGGACATCCCCCCTTCGGTCATGGTGGTGAGGTCGCACTAAACTACTGCATGAGATCCTATGGCGGCTTTGAAGGTAACGGGCAGACACTGCGTATACTCTCCAAACTGGATAAGTACACCGAAACCAATGGGCTGGATCCCACCCGTAGACTTATTTTAGGCGTACTGAAATATCCAGCAAGCTATTCAGAGGTCGTCAATGAGAGGGCTTACAGCCAGTTACAGCCAAGAAGCAATGAGTGGTTGTTTAAATCATCCGAATTTAAGCCCCCGAAATGTTACCTGGACTCTGAGGAGAACACTGTTAGATTCGCACTCCAACCTTTTGATAGTGATGATGTTAAGTTATTCAAAACGGTAAAAACTACCGCGTTGAATAAGCACAAGGAAACAATATATAAAGCACTGGATACAACGATTATGGACTTGGCTGATGAGATATCCTACTCACTCCATGATCTTGAAGACGCAATTTCTCTGAAGATGATCGACAAAAAAATGTGGGAGGAGCACTTCGAGGACAAATCCCATTTATTTGCAGCTTGCCAATGCGACTCGTTTAATCTAAAAGCCGATGATGTAGCTGAAAAACTGTTCGGCGAAAGTTATCTACGCAAGGAGTGCATAGGGACACTTGTTCATCTGATGATCACTAGCGTTAAGCTTGAAGTGCAGAACTCTGATTTCAAAAGTAAAATTTTTACGCTATAAAGTGGCACTTCCTGCCGCGGTAGAAGAGTTACGTAAAGCCATTTTTGAGCTGGTTAGGAACAAAGTTATTCAGCACGAAAACGTCCAACTATTAGAGTTCAAAGGTCAGAAACTGATTGTGGAACTATTCAATGTACTGGCAAATGACCCAATACGTTTTCTCCCGACAGAAACTCGAAAGAAATATAATCAAGAGGAAGCAAAAGGTGATGATAAAAAAATGCGCGTCATTTGCGACTATGTTTCAGGCATGACAGATGATTACGCTACTCGACTGTATGAGAAAATATTTGTACCGAGAAAAGGCTCTATTTTTGATAGACTCTGATTTTTTCTATTATATAGTACGTAGCCGGGTTCCAGAACCGCATAAAATTAGATCTGGATATAATTCATTTAATTATCTGTTATATGCCAAACATAACGATATATAATAGTGGATTAGATGTTACAACTTGACGCAGAATAAATAGCTTTTATTGGCGCATGATGCAAACCCCGCAATGAAGCGGGGTTTTAACTGTGGTAAATGAGTTATAATCTTTTAATCAGGCTCTCAATATTAGTTGGTTCAAAGTAATGCTTATTAACCTCTCCATTTATGAGGAAACCGTCTTTTAGTAGTCGGTCTAGCTCACGCTCTGCTTCTTTGTTGAACATACCTGGATATATTCTCTTGTACAACTGAAACGTACCATTCATATTCCTGTAAGCATTCTCAGCAATTTCAATGGAGATTTCATTTCCGGGGTTAAATACAGGAATGAATATCTCAAGAATATCATTCTTTAACTTCTGTTTAAGTTTCTTTTTTTCAACAATATTAGAATAAAAGATCCCTAAAAAAAAATGTGCAGATACCAGGAAGCCAATTATTAACGAAAACCTCAGACAAAGCGTCCACTATCTTACTCCAGAGTTAAGATTGATTCTCATAACGCACAAACTCCGTTCAAGGCGATTTTTATATTACAAACTATACATAAACGCTGATCAATATCTCCAGATTTTGTGTGCCTGTGCATGAATATGCACTAATCATAATCGACCAGAACTTCCGTTAATCGCTAAACTCGAACGATTCTAGCCACATAGACGATCTGTTAGTATCTAATATACAAACTGATCCACATGATCACCCAAATCATCGTCGTCGTCCTCATCGCCACCATCTACTGCTGGCCAATCAACAAACCAGCCAGCGTAAAGATGCAGCGTTCGGAGAACATCACTTGCGGGAGCATCAAGGGTGTTAACGAATCCCATATAGCTATTGGGATTTGCTCCAGCTATGGCTTCAGCGATCATGTCCTCGGTAATGTCTCCGGAGATAATGCTTAAACGCCCGGAAACTTCTTCATTATCATCAAATTCGATAATGGCATCTCCACCTAATGGCGCTGCGATTTTAATCTGCATTATTTAGCTCCTTTGCCACACCTAATAACAGTTCCAGCAATCCGTCACCATTCATCAGTGATGCGGCAGCGGCCTCTTTGTCATGATACAACTGAAGAGCCATAGAGAATACTTCCGTTGCTGACGTTTTGGAAATAGTCGGTGATTTCTGCCGAATTTTCCCGGTGTTACTTACTGAGGCTGGCGGGTATACCTTCGCCATATAAATATTACTCAATCGAGATCTGAAGCACCATTCAGGCTTGCCACGCCCACCGATATTGACGAAAGATGGCTTATCCCCTTCAACATTGGCCTTCAGGAATGACCGGGCTTTCTCTAACAAACCAGGGTTACTGTACTCAAGATGATGACCCAGCTCGTGCCACAGTGCACTTGCATTTTCATCGTTCAAATTGACAGCAACAACACCATTTAGATTTGCATATGCCCTTCCCTGGTGGTGAACTACCTTTGATAAGGTCGATATTTTCCCGCCGGTCAGGCGATAAATATCAGCAAGTTCCTTGCGCAGGTCTATCCCACCATTCTGTCCAGCGCGGGCTTCTTCCACTTCTTCTGTGATAAAAGAGTCGGCCCACTCAAGAGCTTTTTCTTCAGATACGGATGAGTTTGCGATCGCACTGTTCATGGCAGATAACACTTTCTCGTGGACCGAACCCATACTTCGCTGATTCATTTGCCAGCGTGTCTGCGGATTATATGAGAATCGCTTAAGTAGTTGGTCAAGCTGCTCAAGTTCTTCTTCACTGACATACTTTTTAGCCTCACCAATAATGCCAGGGAGAATATTGCCGTTAGGATTAAACGCTCGCGAAAGGAAGAGTTTCAGCGCCCCCATGCCCTCCGATGCTTCAATATCACCAATAACCCGGTTAACAATGGCCGCACTCTTCGGATTAGCATCCGCCAACGCTCTGGCTACGATTTGCAGGGACGATACGACCTCACGCTGCATATCAGTCCTGATCTCATCAATAAACTCTGGCGTTATGCCGTGCTCTTTAAGGATATCCCGGCCTTCCGCCGTTACCCCATCGATATCACCGACATGTTTATTAACACGACTTTGCAATGCCTTAAATGCCTTCAGAATTCCACGGGCATCATCCGCTTTACTAACGGCCTTCCTGAATGCTGGCAAGAAGTCTGAGTTAACCTCATTTTGTTGATCGGCCCACTGAATGGAGGCGTCTTTCATCTCGTCCAGAGTCAGATCACCCAACGCGGTATGGTCTGTGAATATGAGCGACAACCTCTGAACCATTTCTGCCAATGGTGATGCCGAATGCGCCGCGCTAAGGAATGCTTTCACCCTGGTTGGGCGAATGGAAAACCAGTCAATAGCTGGTGGCATATCTCCGTTTTTTATCGCCTGCGCTATCTCGTCAAAGCCATCGCGCCCAAGGGAGGATGCGTGATTTAACAAGCCGCGAAGTAACGAATTGCTGATACCGAATAATCGACACCATTTTTTCACGTCGGCAACAGGCATTCGAACAAAATGCGCAAGCACTTGTACAAGCTGTTCATCCTGGGGATCTGTGCGGGAAAGCAGCCTGATCAGATGAATAATGTCTTTGATGCCGGATGCCCGATGTAATAGCAAACTGGTATACGGAGCAACACCGTTGTAACTACCGCCGGAAACGGACTCGAAAAGACCGCCGGATATCCCTTGCATGCCTTCGTTTTCCAGTTCCTGAGACACCTGGCGAAGGATATCCTGTAACGACACATCGCCGCCGCCAAACATATCCCCCAGCGCCTGGCCCTGGTGCTGTAACTCATCATTGATACGTTGAGCCATCAACTTAAAGGCGGTGGCCATACGCTTCGCGCTACGGTTATTCGCGACGATGAACAACGCGAGTGCTTTCACTTCCGGGGCCGTTTCGCTGAACATATCCCCCTGAGCAATAACATCGGTAATATGCTGGCCTGACTCCTTCGATTGCCTTACCAGGTCTACCGCATCTTTCAATGCCGCCAGCGCCTTTTTATCGAGGCTATCCGCTGTTTCAATACCATCAACAATAGTTGTCACAGCCTGCTTGTGCGCTTCACCTGATAAAGCCTGCATCTGGACAAAATCATTGGCCGCCGCATTAAGCGCCGTCAGAACATTACGCATATCCGGATCAGGTTCTTCTGCAACCATCCTTACCAGGCGCGCATCCTTATATGCCTTGGCAAAGATCGCGTTTTGTATACGGTCTACAAGTTGCCGTGTTGGTCGCCCATCTTCCGTTACAAGGCCAGCAGCCTGTGTGGCACCAACTTGCGTCATGAATCCGCGGATAAAAGCGTCATTACTGCGGCTAAGCAGATCTCCGCTTTCTGACGGGTTAAACAGCGCCATCATCGCCGGTGTTATGCTGTCGGCATCAACAAAAGCCTTTTCACTGGCTGCCATTTCCTGAAGATCAGAAATATTTGAGTCCTTGGCAAACTGAACGCGGTCAACCTTAGTTAACCGGCGGCGCACCAGTACCGGAGCCGTCATTGATTCAACCTTTTCAGGAGGTATGCCGAATTCGGTCGCATGTTCAATCAGGTACTCACGATACCGATCCGCATTGCCGTCCTGATAGGCTTTGATGATCCCCATGGTCCGTCCATTACCTGACTCAACGGCATTGTCCTCACCAATTATCGGCGCGCCATGGCTGGATAAACCGGAATCGGTAAGCTGAGCAGGCCGCAAATCTTTGGATATCTGGTTAACCTGAAGAAGGCTGGATGCGCGGGTCCGGTCGCGCGGCTGAAGTTCCTGGGGATAGTCAGGATTAATTTTCCCATCCAGAGTATTGGATACCAAAAGAGCTGAGGCATCGACGATATCAAACGCTGTTTTTACCTCGTCTCCCTTCGCTGTCACCACATACGAAACCCGCCCATAATCGGGCAGGTTCTTTAGCAGCTCGATCAGCGTTTCTATGCTGGTGGCCATTACCACCTGATCGCTTAAGCTCATCCCTGTTACGCCTTATGCTGCCTCTTTAATGTTGGCGGCTATCCATGCCGCCGTGTGCTGTTTAACCTGGTCCAGGTCGATGTATGTGCCAACATATTGACTCAAGTCCTGCAAGGTACCGATAAATGCATCTGTGCTCTGATCGACGAATTTATCAGCCAGGAAATCAGCAACCAGTTTTGGCACACCATCATGTTCCGAAGGTTGTTTTTCCTCGCCACTACCACCGCCGGACGCGCCGTACCCCATCTGTTGCATGATCTGGTCAATTTCATCGCTGATATCCAGCAACTCCATGCCACTCGCGGTTGCCGCTTTGGACATCAGAGCATCCAACTTATCGCTGAGATCCATTAACTCAATAGCTGATAGTGTCATGCCGCTACCCCCGCTTTCTGGATTGCTACCAGCAGATCAGCCAGGTGGCGAGCTGCGCCGTTAACCAGCTCTTCGTTTTCCTCAAAACGTCCGGCAGCCTGAAGGGCTGCAATCGCTTCCCGGACATTGCCCCGGGCGTTACGGATCTCCGCCATGTCAGTGCTTTGTATATCCATCACGTTATTGAGATATTCAATGGCTTTATTAGCCTCTGCATCTGCTTCGCTAACCATTTCATCAGGCTGTGCCGGGGCCGGTTCTGGCTGAGTAATCTCACCGACTTCGGCCTGCAATGCATTGATCATGCTCTGCACCATTTTCTCGGTGCCAGCGCCCCCAGGAAACGCAATATTGGGGAAAGTTTTTTGAAACTGAGTTTTCAGCATTACGCGGAACTCGTCTGGTGAGCTGGTGGCCAGCTCCAGAGCTTTTTGTGCATATTTGCCAAACGGACCATTAGTAAGTGTCTTCGCCAGGAAGTCGAAAGAATCCTCGCGAGGCAATAACTTCAGGTCGTACTCACTCATTTGCTGATCAGAAAGCGGGGTATCGTAAGTAGCAATGCCGTAGCGTGCATATTCATAATACGGGTCACCTTCATCAGGGCGCGGCAGAATTGCTTTGTTACCTTCAGGTATTGCGCCAGGGGCCGCCGGACGCATTTGCAGGGCATATCGATATGCACCTATAGAGACTTCTGGTTCAGGCGAAGAGCTACCGGTATCCTCCGCTGGTTCAGGTTCGACGTTTTCCGGTTTATGTTCTTCTGGTTGGACCAGGTATTCCGATACATTACCCGCTTTATAGGCTTTAAACAGCTTGCCGATCGCATCTGCCATGTCCACACCCTGTATGGATTTAGCCTTGATCATGTACACGCTGCCATCCGAATCGGTTAACTGGATATACCCTTCACCGTCCTCAATGAATTGCTTCATTGATGCACCATTACTGAGCGTCACTTCCCCGTTCATATGCATACGATTTTTGATACTTGCAAGGCGATCCGTCATCGCGCGAGAGTGTCCACCAGTCATCCCCGCAGGAGCAATGGTTTCGCGCCCACCAGTGCGATTGAGCTGATCAATCTCCGTCTGCAAACGCTCATTCTCTTCATAAAGAGAATCCGCTTCCGATGCAACAGCGTTAATTTTCTGCTCCAGATCTACCTTCTGCCCTTCTACCGCTGCCACCTGATCCGCGAGGTCGCTCATGGCATCCTCTTTCTGGTCACTGTCAGCCTGTAGTTGGGTTATTTCATCAACCAGGGCTTTTTTCTTCTTCTGCGCACGCTGGAATTTTGCCGAGTTTTTCTCTGCAAGGTTGGCAAGTTTCATGGTGACCTGCGCCAGCGTCATATCACGTCCACTCATCGGAGCAACGGTATGAGTAACGTCTTTTTTATTCAGTAAGAACTGGAAAGCAATCAGCGTATCGCTATTGGTGATCCGGTTTTCCGCTGTCGGGCTATGAAACAGAATGCTGATAGTCTGACCATCACTGAGCGGAATAATGGCTGGCAGGACCGGCAGCCCGTTAACGTTACGTGCCCGGCCAATTTCAGCCCCGCCGATCGCGCGTGCACCGTTCTGGGCCACATCCCCCGTTTTATCACTCCCCGCAGAGATTCCGGTACCATTCAGCTTCTGGTTTAATGCCCGGACAAATGCCTGCATGGTCCGGTGTAACTGCAAACGAGTAGAACTAATCGCCTCCAGTAAATCCGTAGCACACCAGTGGATCGGCGTGTCATAGAAGAACGTAGCCTCGATTTCCTCCAGGGTGTTGGATTCCGTCATCAGATAGCGGTCCTCACCGGCCATTAATGCGCGATATTCATCATCAGTCACTGGCGGGGGAAGCACGTCAAGCCCAGGCTTGATCGTCACCCCTTTATTGATATTGAACTGTTCCATGTTAATTTCCTGCTTTCAGTTGCTTAAGACGGCGTTTGAGTTCGCCATTTCGGGCCTTTTCGTTATTGAGTCGGCCTGTCTCCTTATCCAGCTTCGCCCGCAAATCAGTGATCTGCTGTTGATTGAAAGACACCGAGTTCTGCGCTGATTTATAAGCGGCAACCACCTGAGCATTCCGCTGTTTTGCCTCTTGCAGGCGCTGAAAGTTGGATTTTACTGCCGGTTTCTTGTCTACCGGATTGGCAACACGTTTCGCTTTGGCGATCAGTGATTTCTGGAATTTTGCGGAGTTTTTGCGGGCCGCTTGCCCCATGACGGTACCAAGCGTCTTGATATCCGGCGACTGAGCGTTAGGAATAGCTTTTCCATTCAGCCTCACAGACGATATATCGCCAGTATCGTTTACCTGTATGGCAAGAATTTGTCCGTCGTTAAGAACCAGCTTTGCGGTTTTAACTTTAACGCCATCTTTCGTTGTTGCGCGGTTGCTGGAGTCAACCTCAATTACCGTAACACCGGTTTTATTGATCGCCGCGATAAGGGATTTCAGCCCCTTTTCATTAACCTGGTCAAAATCGACCGTTGCATACTTATTTTTCGTCATCTGACACATCCTGTGCGAGATTTATTACGTAACTTCTGCGGATTTGCTGAGTAACAGGGAAAATCCGATACAACGGGTTAATGAACGAGTCGCCATGCGTAACCATGACGTTGAAATGCCACAGCCGTTCTCCTTTACCCATATATTCAGTGGGTATGTACAACCATTCACTGTTTTCGCCCTGTTCAGCCGACGTCAGACAACGTTGTTCGCCTTCAATCACAGTCGTCGGCTTCTGAACATCGCGGATCCAATATCTGACCGTTGCGCCGCGCAAAAACGGGAATTTAGACCGGTATTTGAACGGCACCCGGATGAAACCCGGTTTAATTTCCACATCACCAAGTTCTAAATGCGTGATGTCCTTGCGTTTTAGCAAATAGCGATCGGCTAAGGCTAACGCAAGAACGCATACACCCCAGCCAATCATTTCCCACCTCCCTTTTTCACCAAACTTGTAAGAACATTCAGAATGCTATCGATATTCACTCGTTTCATCCCTGAAATCACCTCATGACCGTTATTGCTGGCTATCGTTACCATTAAGTACGTAATTGATAACTCCCAGCCCTCATGTTGCCCCAATAGGTACGCCACCGCGCCAGCTGTCACTGCAACAAAGATCTCCGTAACCAATCCCAACAAATTGCCAGACTGGCGACCGTCTCGGACATCCATCAGGAACGTGCCTATCCCACCAATTACTGAAAGCAGGAGCGCAATAGCAACTGGAGCTAATTCCTGTGTGTCAAGCACAAGTTCCCTCCTACGTTGTCAGGAGGTAATGGTATGCAAAGTAACTTCTCAACCGGTTATGTTGCATAAGAGACTTACCTATTCAACCGACTTTTGGAACCTTCAATAATAAGCCTGCTATTGGCGCTAAAAATAAGAACCATGCAGCTCTGAAGGCTTTCATTCATGTCCTTATATTCCGCGAGATACATGCCAATAAAGCCAGCAAGTACGGCGGAAATACATTCGGCCAGCAATTTCTTGCATGAAGACTCGTAACGGTTTTCACATAGCCCACTCAAATACGAATACACCCCACCAAGAAGGGATAACATCACGATATGTACATAAAATGTCATTTTTTACCTATACAACAGTAAGTTGAACAACATTTGAGAACGGTATGCACTTTGTGATTTCCACACACACTGGTTTTGTTAATTAAAACCAGTAGCTTGCAATAAATAACGATAGTGGGCAGAAAATATGCTAATAGGCTATGTACGCATATAGACAAATGAACAAAACACAGCTATGCAGTGAAAAGCACTTGAAAGCGCAGGATGTGAGCTAATTTTTGCGAATAAGGCGAGCAGCAAAAAGGCTGGGCACCCTGGGTTAAAAAAGGTTCTGCGTATGCTTTCCAGAGGTGATACCCTAGTCTCGGACTAGGGACAACATTTCGAGGACAGTTTTCATTAGCGGTCAGCAGGCGCTAGATACATCGAATTGATGTGCCGCGCGATAAATGTACCTATTCTATCAAGATAAATTACACCGACGCGGCATTAGAATTACAGCTCAGATTGAGTTTGGCGCTTCTCTACAGGATGATAACGATAAATCGTCGATACACCGATATCGTAAATAATTGCCAACTGTTTCCTGCTGTAGCCATTTTCGATCAACCTCGCTATTTGCTCATGTTGTTCTTTTGTCAACTTCGGGCGACGTCCGCCAATGCGTCCCTGTTCGCGTGCAGCTGCCAGTCCGGCCAGTGTTCTCTCAACAATTAATTCACGTTCCATTTCTGCTAAAGCCCCCATGACGTGAAAAAAGAAACGCCCCATGGGTGTTGATGTGTCAATACTGTCTGTCAGACTACGGAAATTAACACCTTTTTCCCGCAACTCCTCTATAAGCGTGATAAGGTGTTTCATACTTCTGCCAAGCCTATCCAGCTTCCAGACAACCAGCGTATCTCCTTCTGATAACGTTCTGAGCAGCTTTTTCAAGCCTGGTCTGGCTGACTTTGTTCCGCTTATTTTATCTTCAAAAATCAGTTCACATCCTGCGCAGTTCAGTGCATTTCTTTGTAAATCTGTGTTTTGGTCATTTGTTGACACACGAATGTAGCCAATTTGCATGAAAAACAACCTCTTTGTTTAGTTAAAAATACATCGTTGGTATAGGTAGGGATTAAGACTAAAACGTTGGTTTGGGGGAAGGCTCTGCGCTGCCCGTTGGTGTGCCTGTTCCGTGGCCCTCAGCCACACCGCCAGCAGGGTGGCTGAAATGTAACGGCGCAGCATTTTCTTCTGAAATGTACCCAAATCTGGCAAGGGCTTACCCCACCAATAAATTGCCGGATTTACGCGGTGAGTTTATCCGTGGTTGGGATGATGGGCGTGGAGTGGATAGTGGGCGCGCGTTATTATCAACTCAAACAGATGAATTTAAATCACATAGTCATTATTTCGAAAGAACATGGGCACAAACTGGATTTGATACAACAGGTGGATATTATCTTTTAGCCGCTGATGTTTCTGGCTCAGTAATTCAACAGAGATCGGATAGCACTAACTCGGTGGGGGGGAGAGAATCTCGCCCTCGTAATATTGCATTTAATTACATCGTAAGAGCGGCATAGAAACGTTGGTTTAGGGGAAGGCTCGGCGCTGCCCGTTGGTGTACCTGTTCCATGGCCCTCCGCCACACCACCAACGGGGTGGCTGAAATGTAACGGAGCAGCATTTTCTTCTGAAAAGTACCCAAATCTGGCAAAGGTTTACCCCACCAATAAATTGCCGGATCTACGGGGAGAATTTATTCGAGGTTGGGATGATGGACGAGGTGTGGACAATGGGCGAGCATTATTAAGCAGCCAAGAGGCTACAAACTTTTCTCAGCGTGCCGGAAATATAGGCGATGGTGCGGGGCACGCAATTAATTTTCATGATGGCATCGTCGGAAATCAGCCAGGATTTTCACGATTTAATTTCACCAGTAACTCTGTAGGTGATGGTATAAATTTTGTTGCTGTCAGGCCGCGAAATATCGCATTTAATTACATCGTAAGGGCGGCATAAAAAACGTTGGTTTGGGGGAAGGCTCTGCATTGCCCGTTGGCGTGCCCGTTCCGTGGCCCTTAGAAACACCACCTACGGGCTGGCTGAAATGCAATGGTGCAGCATTTTCTTCTGAAAAGTACCCAAATCTGGCAAAGGTTTATCCAACGTTAAAATTACCTGATTTACGCGGTGAGTTTATCCGTGGTTGGGATGATGGGCGAGGGATTGACTCTGGTCGCTCTATTTTAAGCGAGCAAGGATATGCAACGGAGGATCATGCTCACGGATTACCGTCAAAATCAACCGTAGCAACTGACCGCTCAATTAATTTCTACTTTGACGAGGCATGGGCTACTAGTGGTAATACGGGAGTTATCAGATGGGGGAACACAAGCGATGCAGGATTGCCAGCCCCTAATTATGGAACTTTTAAAACATATAAACAGTCCGTAGCTAATTTAGGTACTGCTGGCTTAGAAACCCGCCCTCGTAATATTGCATTTAATTATATTGTGAGGGCGGATTAATTATATCAACTGGCTGTAGAAAGTTGTTTTTCAGGCCAGTTGAGATCTGGTGCCGTGGTTAAATCCATCGCGTTCAGCTCGTCTATATAATCTAGCACGGAGTTAAGCTGCGTGGTTTCTGCCTGCGTCAACTTCCGTCCAGCCCGTAATTTCAACTGAATCAGACTAATGGAATCCATCGCAGTATCAATCAATGACTGACGTTTTGTTTCTGCTGCCTCTACAGCTGCACTATGTTGAGCCTCAGTATCAACCACCCATTTCTCTCCATCCCATTTGTCGTATGGTGTTAGCGGGGCGATAGTGGTTGTATTTTCCGGATAGTCACCCAACACCGTGATTTCTTCGGGATTCCCAGTGTCAATGCTATAGACAGTTTCGCCACGATGATCTGGCACATACTCCCATGAACTTAAATCCTCTGAACGGAGAATCGCATAACCTGCTTTATGTGAGCCTGGAGCATCCAAACAAGAATTTGCCGGAATACCAACGCCAACAGCAAGATATTCAGTTGATGCAGAAATATATTCCCGATTACCACCATCATAGTTATAAACGATAATGTTTCCTGCCTGTATGGCTATAAGTTCGCTATTTAATATCGCATTATCCATTATGCTGCTCTCACAATATAATTGAAGGCAATGTTACGTGGGCGGGTTTCATTCCCCCCAGATAACTCCGTTCTGTATTGACTGGTAAATTTACCATTAATCGCTCCTTCTTGGACGGCGTTATCTGTCGACAACAGACTATCCCCCCCTCTGTCATTTGGCACCAATACCGTGTTATCCCACGCGTCCCATGACCGAATATTATGATAATGACTTCCTGTTAACCACCCCTGTATGCTTAAGATGACCCTTCCCGCATCCACACCTCGCCCATCATCCCAACCACGGATAAACTCACCGCGTAAATCCGGTAATTTATTGGTGGGATAAGCCTTTGCCAGATTTGGGTACTTTTCAGAAGAAAATGCTGCACCATTGCATTTCAGCCACCCCGTTGGAGGTGTGGCTGAGGGCCACGGAACAGGTACACCAACGGGCAGCGCCGAGCCTTCTCCTAAACCAACGTTTTCTATGCCGCTCTTACGATGTAATTAAATGCAATATTACGAGGGCGAGATTCTCTCCCCCCCACCGAGTTAGTGCTATCCGATCTCTGTTGAATTACTGAGCCAGAAACATCAGCCGGCTAAAAGATAATATCCCACCTGTTGTATCAATCCAGTTTGTG